GCTGCACAGGGGCAGTCTAGCTGCACAGGGGCAGTCTAGCTGCACAGGGGCAGTCGAAGTTATAACACTATGTGGTGAGGAACTTCCTAGTGATTATGACATTTCTGATGCTGTTATAATTGATGGCGATATTCATTGTCGTAGTATCAGTTGTAATGGCATTGTTGTTTGTAAAGGTTCTTTTACTGTTATAGAGGAAGGGGGTGATTATGGGTCACTCTAACGGTAAAATCACTGCACCTGTCGGATTGGATAGTGATGTATATCCTACCCTTGGTATCGGTCCTACTAGTGATGGTTATGATTTAGGGTATGCTTGTCTTAGCGAAAAAATTAATATGTGGAGTTATATAAAACCCAAAGAAGCGTCTAGCCCTTCATTTGACAATGCTAGTTTACCTGGTATAATTTATGATTCTGTAAATAAGAAATTAGTATATGATAGACCTAAAACATGGGCCAGGCTTACTGATTTTGATGGATACGATCATGGGGCTAAACCTCTTACAATAGATAAAGATATTCTAACTAATCCTGTAGATGCTACAAAGACAACGTTTGTACTTACAATTTCACCATATTGGGCTGATTCTAGGTATAATTGGGGTAAAATACTTGGGGGATTTACTTGGTCTAATATGAAGATAAAGGTGGAAGTATATAATCAATTAAAGAAGTTGGTGGATTCTGGGGTTTTCGTTGTAAGTAGTATTGATAGTACAGGAAAAATTTCAATTACCCTTAATCGCAATAATCTCATATCTATGGGGGATACATATATTTATATTAAGGGTTATTTTTGTGATTACAGTGGAAATGTATTATGCTTAATTCCTACTACATCTGACGGATTTATTCGTAAGCCGATAGTGGTTACTCAAAGTCTTTCTATTACACTTGGAGATACAACAGCCAACGCTTCTGGATTCTCTGTTTACGGACAGTTGACAAATGGGTCTACTTCTTCTAAATGCAGATTAAACATTACAAATAACACTTCTAGTGATTACGTTGCTTCATCCGGCAGACCATACGCTAGATATAGATGGAGAGCGAAAGATGGATCTTATACAGGTCAATGGTCAGGTAATATATTGATGCCTTCGTGCACAAATATTCCTAAATCATTTACCCGTAATGACGTGGTTGATGCTGGTAATCCCCCATCTTATGGTAATGTTACTCAATGGTATGTTGATTATCAAGTTATTATGTATTAAACACCGGATATAATATACACAAGCAATGGGCATGGAACGGCAGCTTAGGTCTGTCTGTGTGTATTCTGTATTGCTCATCAATGCAGAACTGGCATGGATTTTTAGACGTTACTGCTGTCCTCCATCCCTTGAAATTTGGAATGTTTTTCCATGAGTTGTAATTTGCTTCATTGAAAATACCTAGAATCATCTGTTGTTCTATAACATACAACTGGCTTATACCGTTTGTAGCATATCCTCTACCGTAGTGTTTCTGTTTGCTTGGCGGAATAAATGATACGTTATATGGTGATGATATGTTGTTCCATATCTTCTTTTGAACCTCATCCGTTATTTTTTCTATATTGTTCGTTTTTATTGACAGTAATGTATTGGCAAGATATACTTCAACAACAGCGCGGAATCTGTTTGTATTTGTGTTTATTCTCTGCTTTGTCGTTTCTCCACCGTATGTCCTTTCCATGTATTCCTTAATGCCGTTGTCCGTCATTGAAATATACTCCCATCCAAGATCATCGTTTAGTTCTAGTGACAGTTTATTGCTTTCCAGTACATATTGGTATATGTCGTTATATATATCCTCACGGAACTTTTTGGTTAGTTCTAGCACTTTTTCTTTTTGGCTATTCGGGAGTTTTGATATTGACTTGAACGATTTAGCCCCTGCTAAAAGGAATATGGCTAGAAGGTCTTTAGAGAACTTCTCCGCACGCTCTTTGGTTGACGATTTTATACCGTTTGCAAGTCTTTTTACTTGGAAGTAATAGTCTGCAATCTTAGATGTTTCTTCTTTGTTGATCATTGGCTTCTACTCTTTCTGTTATTCCGTTTGCTATCATGTTTATCATCAAACTCTTGAAATCGCTTTGGCTATAAACCTTTTGTCCGATTGATGCTAGAGTTTTAAAGATTACAATTTGATTCTCGTACAAAACCTTTTGGTTCTGTATGATAGCGTCAAGTTTGGATAATATTTCTCTTTCGTTGTCCATAGTGCAAAGGTATGTATTAGACTTTAATTTACCATACAAATTGTTTTATTTCATTGGGTGTCATTGTATGTTTATATGTAATGTAACAAAAAAGGCAACAGTGAAGATTCACATCTGCCTGCTGCCAAATTAAAAACATCGTAATGGTTCATTTACATAGTGCAAATGTAACAAAAATATGTTTTACATATATATAACCAAACTGAATTTTTAATTAATGTTGACATATTAGTCTTACGTTTGTACATAAAAAAAGCAAGAAAAAGGGTCCAATCTATTTCTTGCTTTTTAATTTAGTTTTTTTATGAAAATTCTATTTATAGTTATATTCGTTTACGGATCTTTTTACATTGCAAATATAATACTTTTTTGTATATTTGCAATGTATCAATAAATAAAAAAAACATGGAACTATTAGTAGAAAGAAAATGGTGTAAGCCTGATTATACTATAGGGCGTTTGTATATTGATGGTGAGTTTTTCAGTAATACGCTTGAAGATCGGATCGTTGACGTGAATAAGAACGGAGTGTTTGATGGAAACGAGAAGAAAGTTTATGCTGAATCTGCTATCCCTTACGGTAGATACCAGGTTATATACAACTGGTCCCCAAAATTTGGGCGTAATATGCCAAGACTGTTGAATGTGCCTCATTTTGATGGTATTCTTTTTCACAGTGGGAATACTGCAAAGGATTCTGCCGGGTGTATCCTTGTTGGTAACAATACATCAAAAGGCAGACTTACCGAATCACGCTATACTTCTGACAAGTTGAACAAATTGATTGACGATGCGATAAAGCGTGGCGAACAGGTTTGGGTTACGATTAAGTAGTGTGTTATCTCATCAACTATGTGTTGAAGGAGTTACAGGAGCGATGTTTTTGTCGCTCCTTGTTTTTTAGTAATAATAGATTATGTACAGTGCTATACTATTCTCGCCAATTTCCCATCGGACGGTTTTCCGCCAAACAGGTGATTGATGTATGCAAGACCTTTTTGTGTGCATAGAACAACCATCACGACAAAACCTGGGTGATTCTCTCTTGGAATAGGTTTTTCTTTCATCTCGAAATACCCAGCATCAATATATTTCTGTTTTGGTTCGTTCCTGTTAGCAAAGAATACTCCTGCTTCACGAAGTTTCTTGAACAAAGAGTTTCTTCCAAAAGGCAATCCAAGTATCTTTGCCGCCTGTCCTATATCGCACTTGCCTTCCATTGCAAAGGCTTTGTCGGCGAAGTCCGCTTTGGGCTGAATTTTGGCAATCTTGGCATCTTTTTGTTCGATTTGCTTTTTCTGTTGCTCCGATTCAATGCGCAACCGTTCTTTCTCCTTTTCAGAAGCTACCAAAGCTTCCAAGGCTTCAAGATAGGTTTGCGGAGTTTGGATAGCCTTTTTCTCATTTTCGAGATATTCAAGACGGTCTATGATTTTTTCACGTAGAACTGCATCGTAGCCCGAAGCGAGAATAAGACAACCTTTCGGAGTTAGATTAAATAGAGGTCTTTCTTGACCGTTAGCGTCTGTGTATGAGCCCAATCCAAAATTGGATTCGGCTACACCTTGCGATAATAGATTGCGAATATCACGCATAACATGGGCATGTTGTTTACCCGTGACATCTGCTATTTCAAGGGAGGTCATACCTTTTTGATTTGGAATTAAACTTTCCATACTTACTATTGTTTGGCATTATAATTATAGACAGAAAAACGGCTGCCATTTCCCGTGTCGCCAAACAATAGTAAGATTTTCTCCGAAGAGGAAATATTACGCAGGAAAGACAGCCGTGTATTTTCATACAAGCGATTGGGCATAAAAAAAGCCCAGCTAATATAGTGAGCTATAACCGTGCTCTACGGAGAAAGAATACTTTACTATTGTTTGGCACCACAAAGTTACAACAATTCCTTAAACTACCAAACGAAAACAATATTTTTTTGAAAGCTGCGTCGGCAAAGTCCGCTTTGGGCTGGAGTTTCTCTATCTGTTTTTGCTGCTTTTCATTCTCCAAAGCCAAGCGTTCTTTCTCTTCTTCGGCTTGTATTACCATTAGTGCAAGCTCCTTCCGGGAAAGCTCATGCTTTGCCACTTTGTGAAATACTTGCCTATAAACCTCAAAAACTGGACGTACTTTGCGAGCAATAAAAAACTCCATACAGGAAACGGTAAGTTTGTATTCATTTGTAGGTCTTCCGCCTTTTTGGTTTTCCGCATTCTTGCGTAAAACTTGATAATCAATATTTTATATAAATTGTTCACTTGAAGTTAGTGCTCTTACAGCTTCCTCTTTCCTGCCATAAACAAGCATCCATACTTCATCAAGATTGATTGGGAACTCATTGTCAGACTTTGACAATTCAAGAACTGCGTTGAAATACGATTTGATTTCGCTTTCGCTACTCTTTTTAGATAAGATTAATTCTAACATAGCTATTATTTTAGACAATAAAAAAAACTGCACTACGTGTTGTCTAAGTCTTAATAGCAAAACTCCGAGAGTATTTCTACATCCCGACACGGTGCAGTATATATTTTGTAATGATATACACGTTATATATGGGCACAAAAAAAGCCGATGTATGCGGCTCGTGCCGCTATTAAGTTTAGACACCACAAAGTAAATAATAATTTTTGATATATCAAAACTTTGTGGTGTTTTTTTCTACATCAATCCAAGAACCATACCTACTGCTCCCCAGAATATATCTCTCCATTCGGGCACTCCTTGTCTAAGCCACTTATCGTAGACGATTTCTTTCCCTACAAGAATGAACAAGGTTAATGCTATTGCTGTCCATGCGGAGAAAAACCATTGCGACACGCTCACTACAAGTATCCCTGCAATGAGGTGTTCCATTCCGTCAACTCTCAAATTATTAAGGCATATATAGTCCAATGCCCTTTTTGTTTTTCTTAGTAAGTTTGTAAAATTTCCCATAGTTTAGCTGTTATCGTTGTTTTCATTGTTTTCATTGTTTTCTTCTATAACTCTAGCCTCCATATCGTTTAATCTTCTGTCTTGTTCGTCCATTCTATCATCTTCATTGTTTGCAGAGAAATCGCTTTCCTCTCTTGCTGTCTGTAATGATATTATTCGGGAGTTCACAAGCTGAACGAGTGTATTGTTCCATTCAGAGAAATCTATGTATGAGTATGGCTCTATGGTAGCGTTTATTCTTAGAGCGTTATAACCTGTTGCGTCACCTTCCATTACTCCTACATAGTATTTGAATATATTGGCCATGTCATTTATGGCTGTGTTCATCATTTGTGCATCACTTCTCGCCCATTCCATTTCCGGCTCATAATACATTGCCGTTGTTCCAGTAGGTCTGTCACCTGACGATGATTGCATTGGCGGAACGACACCGCTTCCGTCAAGTATTCCGTTGTATATGTTGTCTATTTCGGTGAATAGTGAATTTGAAGCGTCCATTTTACCCATGAACTGTGCATCATCTTCTGCTCCTACACGTAAAATGGAAGTTCCTCCCAATCCGTTTCTTTGAATGTTTATTCTTCCGTTTGTCTTGATAAGTAGCATTTGGAATGCCTGTCGTGTGTTATATTCTCCTATCATGGACATTAGGAACTCGAAATCGTCTATCAAGTCCTGTACTGCCCCCCAAAATGGAAGTTCAAGACGTAGATATACTACAGGTATAAATCCCAGGTTATGGAATTGATGCAGTTGTATGATATTCCCGTTCTCGTCAATATCCGTTGCTATATCTCCGTTGGAATCAAGCGTGTAAAACTCATCTTTAGTCCATACATCGACAAGTGTGTCTGTATGTTCTTCTCCATCAGCCGATATATATGTGGTTGTATATTCCCTTGCGAAAGCTATTCTTTCGCCTCTTCTGTTTTTATGCTCATATAGTATATCTCCTTTTGAGTAGCTGAAAGACCTGTATTTTATCTCGTCCTTATCCTTATATATATATATGGCAGCATCTCCTACCTTTCCGGCTTCGCTTATAAGTTCAAACTTGGCTGTTTCCATGAGAGAATCAGTCCAGTATTCCTTGTATGTTGTCAGCTTATCCCTGTTCTGCTGGTTTGACGCGCTTTTCTTTATCTGGAATTTAAGAGGATTGGTACACAGGTGTGATACCCTTTTCTTGTGTATCATCCTTTGGAGAGGGAATGCTCGTCTTTGCAGTACGTAAGGAGTTGATACCGATTTCTTTTTCTTTTTCTGAGCACCTACATTAGCACTTTCATCATCCGATGATGTGGCATCCTCGTCTGACGGGATGCTGTCTTTCCAGTCGGGTCTGTTGTGTATATAGTGCCCTGATGTATCCCATTGTGATAAGAAATCATCCTGTGACAGATATTTGTATATCAAAGTGGAGCGTCTTGGCTTTTTCTTTGTTCCTCCACCTCTTCCATCGTCGCATCTTGACGGAAGTGCCACTTTGAACGGTTCTTTTCGTAATAAAACGTCTAATTTTAAAATTTCCATAGGTAATTATAAATATTTTAATTCATCCATTATATCGTTAGGTATGTCAATCATTATATCGCATATATCAAAATATGTCCTGTATAAAAATGTTCCTTCTATCAAGTCGGGCGAGCATCCTACAATCTTTTTTGCTTCCTGTTTTTTCAGCAGTCTTAGTTTCCCGTTTTCCTTTTCCACGTCACGTCTTATTGCTCTTCTCTGGTCCATCAGTGCTTCCCGTATTGTTTTGTTCACATACGGTTTGTCAAGAAGTTCCGGGTTTATACTGAATCCGCAATATCCTAGGTTTGTTCCTTTTATACGTGTTACCATTTCATCGGCAAGCTGTGCCCTTAGATCGAAATAGAATCTTACAGGTTGATCATCCTTGCTTTTGTCTAGTCTTTTCGGAACACCTCTAAGTATTGCCAGACTTTCGGGAAATGCGTCACGGAATGTCGGTGCTCCAAGACCGTCAAATGCTAGTCTGTTTTCACCGATTCCCCATTTCCGTAGATTGTTTCTTACCCATAGGTTCAAATCCCTAGGCTTTAATGTGTTTGACCATTCTAGGTCTTGTAAGTGGTGTCCTATGAAGTGCCCCATTACACAAACGTCACCAAGACCGTATGCTATATCCAGTGTAGCACATTCAAAATAATCGTCAAACACAGGCTGAGATGAGAACATTTCCTCCATTTCGTCACGGGTTATCCACTCGTTTCCCCCTTTTATCAGCTTCCATGAACCTAATGCGTTTATGGATACTTCTTGTGCTGTCCCTCCAAGGTTTTTCTGATAGTCGGGATTGGAAGCCATAAGTATCTTGTTATCTTCCAGCCCGGAAGCTATAAAGGTTATGCTCTTGATGTATCTTTTACAGTTTGTTTCGTCAATTTTGGTATTTTTACCGAATCTTGCGATGATATAATCTTTTGCCTGAGCAAATACTTCTTGTGGGCTGTCACCCCATGCTGTTTCATGTATAGTATCTCCATATTGAAAGAAATATCTTACTTTCCCCGATCTTTCTGGAATTGCTATTCCATCATCGTCTACCCACCATGATACCATTGCTCTCCAGAAATCGCTATACGGATTTGGGTTGCACGCGCCTATAAGGCTTGTTCTTAGTCCTGATGATGAACGCAATACCGTTTGAAGGTAGTTTATGATAGGTTCCGTTGCCTGTGAGCACTCGTCTATCGCCACCTTGACAACGTTACCACCCTGTTGTCTGTCCTTAAATTCATTTACGCCTTTTTCTCCCGACAAGCAGGCATCCCCAAAATAATCATATCGTATTTCACCTCCTGCGTCAAGTCTTGAAAGGCGTTTTGAATCAATATACTCACCATAAGGTTCAACCATCTTTGAAACCACCTTAAGGATACCGTCCGCTTTTTCTGCGGATGTCTTGTCCTTACGGAAAACAAGTGCGGAAAATGATGGATGGTTGCATGAACTCAATATATCCATTCCAAGGCATACGGATTTTCCTCCCCCACGATTCCCGTGAAGTATCTTTATCCCTGCCCTGTTCCTTAGAAATGCCTCCTGTGAACCTTTCTGTGGGGCAAGCATATTTACCTTGTACCCCTTGCTTCTTCTGTCCTCTATATATCTTTGGACGAAATCAAGGCTTTTATATGGTATGATTCCCCTCTTGCCATATCGTTTCAGCGATTTGACAACATCCTTAGTCTTTAATCCTCGGTATTTTAAGTCAATTTCTTCCATCGTTTTCTATGTATCCCGCAAATATAATATTTTTTTAAATATTTTTTTGCTTATACACATTTTTTAACTACATTTGCATCGGTAAGAGGTACTTACTGTGCGCAAAGGTCTTGTGCATGAATCACATAAAAAATAAATAGTATATGGATGAAAATGTAAAAGTCATTTTTGAAGGTATCAAGAATGCGTTGGGAGAAAGTAGCTCCGTTATTACAGATCGTACAATCGAACAGACAATTAATGAGTTCTCAGCGTTCGCACCGCAGGAAAATGCGGAAAAGTTCTGGAATGAAAGTGTTGTGAATCATTTAAAGAACACTGTGGCAGGTCAGGTAAGAGCGTTTGCGTCTGATAAGCGCAAAGAGTGGGATACAATCAAGGAACAGGAGATATCCAACTTGAAAAAGGAATGGGAAAAATCACATTCGTCACAACAACAACAACAACAACAACAATCATCCGAACAGAAACAGTTTGAGTTGCCCGATGATGTCAAGGCTAAACTTGAAGAGTTTGAAAAGTTCAAGAAAGAGTTTGAAGCTAAAGAGCAGGAGGAAAAGCAGAAGCAGATTGTAACTGAAAAGCGCAAGAAGCTGTCTGATTTGATTAAACGCCCGGAAGCGGGTATGCCTAACGAGTTGTTGCGCAACATCATTTTTGAGAACATTCAGATTTCGCCCGAAGAGGAAGATACAAGCATTCTTCTGAAAATACAGGGAAAGTACAATGAAACGTGTACTAAATACACAAAGGATGGCATTAATCCTTTCATCTCTGACAAGGGTGGTTCTAGCGATGTAAAGTCATTCATAGATAGAAAGAGAGAAGAAGATAAGGCTAACAAGGAAAACAACATTGTCAGCCGATATTACAGTAAAATTAACAAATAGTTTTTTTAATTATGAAAGCAGGAGTTCTTGCAACAAGTTATAGTAAGATTGGTGGCGCAAGACATATCTTTTCTAATGATACGTCTTTGCACGTACTGTTGGTAGGATGTAACGTTCCAGTAGAACGTATGCCTACAGTTGGGAACAAACTTCCGGCTGGCACTATGATTAAATGTGATTCCTCAAAGCAGAATGGCGGTGACATTCACTATTCATTCAGAATGTACGAGAAATCGGATTCTGGTGCTACGGTAAAAGTTGAAAAAATCATGGGTAATACAGTTGCCAAGGTTGGCATGGTTGTCGGTAAAGCACCTACTACTGCCGCAGGTACTACAACTGGCTTTACCATTAACGCTATTGATTCGTCTCATGACGAATATGACATCCTTACATTGTCCGGGGATGCAGGTAAATTGGAATTGACCGATATTTTGGTTGAAGTTACACAGGTTGGTGCTAGCGCAAAATTCAAGGTTATTCCTAATGCTATCCTGCCTTATGATGTTGACACCATTCCAGGTGCCACTCTCTATCCTTTCAACGGTGCATGGATGGTGACAAGTGAGATTTTGGAAAAACGCATTCCGCCCGTAGCTTCGGCAATCAAAAAGGCGATGAAGGATGATGAATCATATCCTTGCGTTTTCCGTTACACATTGTATAACTAATTAAATTTTTTCGTTTTATGCAAAGATCGACATTTAGTTTCTATGATTGGCATTTTTCCGGGGAGATGCAGGAACTTATGGATTATGCCAATCAGAAATTTGATAACGAAAACTGGAGAAGCTACGGAGATTGGGATGTTCCTCAGATGAGCAAATCATGGAACGTGATGGTTGACGAATACACACAGGCTACCCGTCCTGTGATGCTTGCTCCTTTGGCTGAAAAGCCTATCATGGACACTACGGGATTTGAATGGTATTCGGGCCGTATTCCGAAGATGGGTCACGCCATTCAGTTTATGGAAACCGATATTCAGGAGTTCTATGAACTTGACATTCCGCAAGGTGCATTGCTTGACAAGATCCGTGAGAAGTGGTACACAAAGATGGAAGCGTGTATTCAAGGTTTCCATACCGAGTTGAACTGCATGACTTATCAGGCTCTTTCTACAGGTATGCTTAACTATACAGCTAGTGGTACCAACTCAATCCCTGTTCAGATTGACTATCGTGTTCCTGCAAAACACAAGTTGAAAGCGTTGAAACAGAAATGGTTTAGCGATACAGACTGGACACCGAACGAGAACGCTGATCCTATTAAAGACCTTCAAAGAATGTGTAAGATTGCCGACAATGATGGTGTTCCATACGATCACTTTGAAATGTCCAAGGATTTGTATGACAACTTCCTGATGCACCCGAAAGTGACAGCAGCAGTACAGGCTCGTCTTGTTCCTGCCGCAGCATCTACTACAATCTATCCTATGAACAATCAGGAGATTGTTGATGTGCTGATGAAGGTGTTCTCTATTCCTGTGATTATCCCTATTGAGGAAAAATCAAAATGGAACAAACTTGGCGTGATTGAGGAAGCCAAACCGTCTTTTGAAAAGAACACCGTTGTTCTTGTTCAGAGCGGTCAGTTCTTCCGTATCAAGAACTCACCGTCAATGTATTTGCAGGATACCAACCCGGCTGTACGTATTTCTTCTTTGGAAGGCGGACGTATCGCGTTCTTGCATCAGTATTCTTCCGAACCGTATGCAGAAAAGAGTTCAGGTGAGTTGTGGGCATGTCCTGTGATGAAGAATCCGAACAACCTTATCATTATGAAGGTTGACGAACAGTCAAATACGGGATTGTAAAAGGTTGAACCATGAAGGTCATTATTGATATAAATGGCGAAGGCACAGCAAAGGGCGCAGGGGAGTATTTCATTGGAGATACTCTCACGCTCCAAGCTATTCCCGAAGAAAGTGTAGAGTTCGGATACTGGCTTATTGCCGACAATGAAACATTGAAGCCGGAAGATAGACTGAAAGTTTCGGATAATCCGTTTACTATTCAAGTTACCCCTCAGATAACAGCAAAGGGTAACATGAAGGTGGAAGCATATTTCTATATGTCTATGCGTGAATATCTGAAAGCACAGATTGACTATGAGTTGAAAAACACATCATATATCAGTGTTGCCCAGAAATGGGGATTCCGTTTGTCTGATGACAGCCGTGAAACGTCTGAGATGAAGAAGGATTTGGCTTATGCTGACTTGTTGCTCATTGTTTGCACTGCCCCTTCAACGATACAGGGAAAGACGAAGAAAGCCGGGAACTGGTCAATTACCGACACAAGCAAGACTATTTCTATCAATGACAAGAAAAGATTGGAGCAACGCGCAAAGGATTTATACGCCAAATGGGGTTTGAATTTGGATGTTGGAACAGATGTTGAAATAACTAGATTAAGATGGTAGTATGGGAAAGAGTATTTTAGGTGAGGATATGTTTCCTGATATGGTTAGAATTTATCAGAACAAGAACAGTTCGGATAAATATCAGACTACCCCATATTGGGAGATGATATACGAAGGAAGGGCAAACATACAGGAAAAGGACACAGGTTCGGAAACGAATGATGTTGACAAATCCGAATATGCCGCCTACCTAGAAGATAACGATGTAACCATACCTTCCGGGTGTCTGTTGGATTGGCAGAATTTCAACCATCCGTTTTCGGACAACAGCAATAGTTGGCGTGAGATAAAGAAACCTCCATTTAACAATATGGAATTTGGTACGGTGATATACTTTAACCAAATAGAAAACTAGAATACTATGACAATCAATTGGACGGAAATAATACTTGCTTTGTTGGGTACAAATGGCATAACCCTTCTAACTTCAATGTTAATGTTTAAGCAGAAGAAGGAAAAGATGGAAACTGAAATTGATTCTTCTACCTTGGACAATCTTGAAAAGGGGTTTGCTATTCAGGGTGCTCAGTTGAAGAAGGCGCAAGAGGAAATTTTGAGTTATCAGCAATCTCTCCACGATGCTTATCAGAAGATACAGGAGCTTTACAATGAACTGAATGATATTAAAACAGAACTGAAATGCGCTAAAGATGATCGAGATTTGCTAAAAAAGCAGATTGAGAAACTGAGTAAACCAGTAACAAGAAAGACAAGTATAAAAAATGCAGGCAAATAACAACGATAAAGTATTGAAAGAGTTTGGTAGTAATGTCCAGCTTGCCTTGGATGCTTCTATCATGCAGTTCATGGAAGATATCGCCACGAATATCATGGATGATATAAAAGACATGGAGGGTTTTACCAATCAGACTTTCAATCTTGAAGATAGTTATGGCTGTGGCATTTATAAAGATGGGGTCCTAAAGAAGATTGTGTGGGCAAATGCGGTGAAAGTTGCAAATGAACCTAGGAAACGTAACAATGTAGAATATTGGGGGCGTGAACTTGCCGAAGATTTCTTCAACAGTTACAAATCCGATGGTTCTGACAAATATGAACTGGTTGTCGCTGCTGTCATGTATTATGCCAAGTATGTGGAGAACTATCATTTGTTGAATGTTCTTTCAGATTCTTGGATTAAGACAAAGACAGATTTAAAAGGGGGCAAATATACTGTGGTTTTTAAGAAAATTGCAGCTAATATGTTAAACAAATATTTTAAGTGAAGTTATGGGCTACTTTAATCCTTCAACAATAAATACCACCTTGTACAATATTGTATTGGACAAGAAGATTGCTGACGATGTATATAAGGTACAGCGTCCTGCAAGTGTTGATGATAAGGTAACTAGTTTTATTGTCGTAAACAACAATACAAGAATTGTAAGCAATACTGAGGGCGGCCCTTATGGTCACTTTGGGAAAGGCGAAACAATGGCTACGGTTACTCTGTTTGTAAGGGCATTGCCTGGGAACATATATCCGTCTGTCATGGATGCGTTGAGTGAAAAGATGGTAGAACTGTTCCCTCAAAAGACTATGCAGCTTCATTTCGAGATATTTAATGTTTTACCACCAATGTTTGACGGGGTTGGGTTCTATTATATGTCCGTCCTGTTGAATGTTGACATTTCAAAGGATTAGCCGCATGAAAAACGTGAGAAAAAACAGTGGAGGCGCATCGGTAGATACGTTCTCAACAATTAACAATAACTTTTTAAATACAGAAAATAGAATGGCACGAGTAAATTTAGACACCAGCCCTGCTTACTTGAACGGGCAGTCGGCTGCTTTGACATTTGATGCGATTGAGATTACCGATGAAACTCAATATTCAAGTTTTAAGAATCCGAAGATTCTTCCCAATATTGAATCTGGTACTACGGAATCCGCTGGTACTGACGCTGACACTTCTGAAACAAAGAACGAGCAGGGTGCTACCGTATTCCAGAATATCACACCGGGTACTATGGCATTTACCTTTACAGGTATGTCCACTTCAAAAGCCGCTTTCGCTTTCTTTACACAAGGAAACGAAGCCAGGGCTGAGTTGGAATTAAGTAGTTTAACTGATACTGTTGATGCTTTCGGTAAGGGAGCTTCTCAGAAACTGAAAGCGTTTGGTGCAAGTGCATTCAAGCAGTTTGTACGTCCTATCGGTATTATCAACGGTACTGGTGATCGTATGATCTTCTTCCCGAAGGCATCATGGGCTGTCAGCTTCACAGGTGCTCCAAGTAACGCAGGATACCTTGGATTCTCCGTTACTGTGACAGCATTGGAAGTTAACACTCAGTATTTGAAAACCATGATGGTTCTCGAACTTGACAATTCGGGTATCGGTGGTTGATGTAGACGAGTTATGAATTATTAGCCGGGCGTTTTCGTCCGGCTTTATTGTTTTTTAACTGTTTCTATTTTATTGATATTAACTTTTATTGTATTTTTGTGATAAAAAGAAATATAATGAACGATAAAGAATTGTCTGATAAATTAAAGCAAAAGGCTATAAGTCTTAGGCTGTGTAAGGAATGGACAAATGAATGGGGAAACCCGGATAAATATGAATTATGCGAGAAATATATCAGAGGCATTGACTTCTGCCTATTTAACAGATACCCGTCAAATGAAATAATCAAGAAGGAATTTGCAGGAGTTAGGGAGAAGTTTAATATCTTCGTTGATGATACCAACCTTTTCATAAGCAATCCTAAATGGTCTATTTTTAACGGCTCGTGTGATTGTGTTGTCACATTCAACGATTTCGGTATAGGAGAGATGTATGTCAAGGATAACAGCCATGTAAGCCTTGTTGCGCTTGATAACAGCATAGTACACGTATCTTTGATTGACGATGCCAAACTTGATATTGTATCGTCTAAATATACCAAGGTGTTCGTACATACAAATACTCCAAAGAACATATCAAAGGTGGATGTGAAAGGAAAATTAATGATTAAACCGTTCAAGTTAGTTTAAAAAATGGGAATATTTAATTGGAAACAACCTGACTTAGATGATCAGATAAAGATGCAGAAGTTTGCCACTCATAAATACAAAGAGGTTATGGTTGGCAATAAGAAATTCAAGGTGCGTGGTCTTAGACTAGGCGCATATGACTATATTGTGGATAAGCTGCTGATACGTGATATTATCAATCCAGATACAGCAAAAAAGGAAATGATTGCAATTATGAAAAATGACGCATCTATTCCGTACAAAGTTGCAGCGGCAGGAGTATTGAATAACTATTGGTTTTTTGAGATAATTCCTTTTGCAAGACGTATATACGCTTGGTGGTTAAGCAGGCACTATGACCATAAGGAACTAACTCCGTTGATAGAAGCCATCGTGGAGGGGGCTAATGTAAGTGATTTTTTTACAAATACAATCCGTTTAGCGTTCTTGATAGATACGACAGCGACATTAAGCAAGAAGGATGCCATGAAATTATCTCTCGATGCAAAATCGGCTCACGAGGATCTATCCAAAAAGATTTCCCCCAATTCAGAGGGGATTTAAGGCTATTCGGAGGGTTGATGATAATCAAGGACTGGGCTTTGCTATGGAAATATTCATGGAGTTATATACAGGCAGTAATAATGGACCAGCCTAAACTTGATTATCATTTTGAAGAGAAAGTTAAGTTGTACAAGGCTTCTCTTACAGAAGATTTATATAAGGAAGCTAACAAGGATGCAAGTGGCTTTATATATAGATTCAAAGAATCTAAACCTAAAGAAGAGCATCCCGATATATTACTAAAAGATGTTTTGCGATGATAACAAAATACGATCCTAAAATATATCCCCTTAAACTGTATGTTGCAGTGGGGGATGATCAATGGGGGGAAATATATAGAAAATTCACCAAACTTAATCATGATCCGATAGATACATCCAAAGATGAAATTAAGGGCTGTAAAGGCATGACTATTTTTGTAAGGGAAAAAAGTACAAACCATTTAGGTGTACTTATTTGGTTATCCAATGATGGTATAGGGGTAAGCACTGTTGCTCATGAATCTGCTCATTATGTTTGTAATGTATTTGATTATTGTGATATAGCAATGGGGTATAAAAATGGGCAGGATGAGCACTTTGCATACTTTATAGGTTGGTGTGTTGAATGCGTAATGGATAGCGTTACGAAATATTTAAAAAAAAGCATTAAGGGACAAATTGACACAGATAAATAAAATAAGCCCGAAAGTTACACGAACTTTCGGGCTATTTTGTAACCTGAAAACAATATGAAACCGATACCTATGTATCCAAGATTGATTAGTATTTTTTGCCATTTAGACAATTCCTTTTCTACCTTTACTTCTACAATTTTCTCCACGGTTATTATCGAATCTTTCGTCACTACCGTTTCTTTTTCCAAAGATGGAATACTGTCTTGTAAGAAATTCGTCTTGTTTTTTAAACTATGAAAAAGTCTACCATCTGCCATTATTCTAGCGTCTGATATGGCTAATGATGTTTCAAGATGTGAACTGTCTTCAAACGTTACTTGTTGTGTATGCTCTACAGGAAGGGTGATTATTTTTGATTGCCATACTATTCTTTCTGTCACTGTCGTGTTGTGGTCTACTATAGTTGTATTTGTCGAAGAGGGAAGTAGCTTGCGTGAGCAAGAACACGACAGTAACAAAAAAAATAGCAATATAGAAAACGGCTTATTCATCCATCAAGTTTGTTGCTATAAGAGATATAAACTCTTCTTTCGGTATCTTCAACGGTTCAGGGGTGTTCCATTTTACTTCAATCGTTCCGTTAGTGCCGATAAGATCAATAATGTGAGTAAATCCTTCAAAAGAAAGATATTTAGGTTTCATTTCTGAATCTTCCTGTAATTTTTGCTGGTATGCCTCAGAGTATGCTTTGTTAAGTTCTTCTGTTTCCTTGTTGAAATCCTCTTCTGTTTTTCTGATTTCATCCGCTTCTTTCTTTTCCTCTTTTGTCGCGTCTTCCTTTCCATCAATTTCCTTCATGCGGTTGATATTCTGGGCACGCTCATCGTATCCTTCCTTCTTTATTTCTTTAACAAGTTGTTGCATATCATCCTCAAATGATTTTACACCTTTGTCGTAAGATACACGCATAAGCATAATCTTTGCTTTCAAATCTGATGGAAGTTCCTTATCTCCTAATGATAGAGGGATATTCAAGAGAGTTAATCTCTTTAAAAACATTTCTTGATTTGTCATATCTTCTTCTTTTAAAACGAAACTGTTGATATTCCTTTTTGATTGATGTAGCTTTTTACATCGGTAACAAAGGAGTTGATAATGGTAATTATAGCGATCTGGGTATCCAATTCCGGGTGGTCATTGTAGTTTATATTTATACCTCCTCCCTGGTTGAAATAAAAAGTCGCTAACATATTTTCCGACTCAAGAGATTTCACTTCTCCGCCATCAAATGAATTGATGTTAGTGCCATCTGATACGTTTACATTTGCTTTTACTTTATACTGTTTTTCATTATTAGCATCATTACTGAACATGACACTAGCACTATTTACGCCTACTAGCGTTACTTTGTTTTCTTCTACAGCCATAGTTATAAAAATTAGTCAATGCAAAGATAGTATAATTGGCTTTATTTACTATTTTTAATGTGTTAAAAAATACTAAAGCAATGTTCTACTAAAATTAATCGTAAACTTTACGCGCAATTAATTCGCGTTGGGAATTGCCATTTCCCTCTACCGATTAGCGTATAAACCGCCTCGTCGGATACTTTTTTCCTTATGATATTAAGTGCAGCATTTACATCAGCATTTATTTCCCATTGGGGAGAAACAAACATTCCTCTCTTAGTGCGTTCACCTATGTATTCTCTATGCTTGCATATTTTTTCCTTATCAATAAAGCTACATTTGCTAGTATAACTTTCTTCCGTTATTATGACGTTTATTCCTTTCAATTGTGCTTTGTATCTAATCATTTCTATAAGTTGTTTGAAAGGTATTGCGACAAATTTCTGATTGTTTACCTTCCCGATATTAACCTCTTGTTTCCATCCTTTATTGTAACCAATGACAATAGTATTGATATTGTTGGAAACTGCATGATTGATTATTATCCTAGATGCTTTGTGTATATAGTCAGAAATTCGTCTGTTTCGTTTTTCTGTAGTTCGCTTAATTCGTTTTGATGAATCTGTCTTAATCCTGCTACGTAGATATGCTATTTTCTTATTGTAATACTGGTTTATTGCCTTTACTGGTTTACCATTAATAATAAATGCAAATCCTGTGTTTGTAGCACATGTGGACAGGTTGTTTATTCCCAAATCAATTCCCATGTACCGTCCGTTGTCTGGCATCATTTCCTTTTCTTGTCTGTTATATACCACTTCCATTACTATATGGTTAGCCTTTGGAACAAACCGTACCTGCTGTATATTATTTTGTTTGGTTGTAGCAGTAAAGGTGTATTGTTTTGGTAGTTTTATAATGCCTTTTTCTCTCTTTGTTGATAAGGATGTTGTGGTAAATATGGCTATAAACCTACCCTGTTTATCTAAATATTTAGGAATATGTATTTTCTCTGTGTATTTTCCCTCCTTCTTTTTCCTTAGTAGCTTAAAAAATGATTTAAAGTTATGGTCAACCAACATTAGTACCTGTTGTGATACGGATGTAGGTAGTGCGCGATAATCACAATTGTTTTCACTTCTTAGCTTCTTATCCAGTTCATAGTAATTAAGGTACTTATGTTCTTCTTTCTCCATGAAGAAGTGCTGTCTAACGTGATATAATCCAGTATTATACAAGTTCTTACACTTATATAATATATCATCCAATTCTGCATAACGCTTATCGGATCTGTGGATTATGTGACGTTCTACTAGTTTCATGAAGTTAGGGCAATTATGTATATTTACCAGTATTATGTTTTGCCAGTAAAAGGAATTATAATATGTTAGACATAATATCCTCCTATTATTGACAATGCAAATATACAATATTGTAATTACAATAGAAAAAAATACATGTTAATATATTATAAATATATTATCTTTTTGTTATTTTGATTTTTTTTAGCTATTTTAGCAACTTGAAAATAGAACAAGTATAACCATTTATAATGGTGTCAATTTATTCCTTAATACCATTAATAATTATATATCATGGCTGATATTGATTTAGGAGCATTAAAATTCAAGATAGGACTAGATGATTCAGGTCTTGACAAACAGATAAAAGACATACAGAAGAAGTTACAGGACACTTTCAATCAGGAAATGTCCTTCAAGCCTGTATTGACTGATATTGGTAAGATTAACAAACAATTGTCAGAAGTAGCTGAAAAAATAAAGAATGCAAATGAAAGCGCATCTAAAGTAGGAAATGGTAAATCAAATAAGAAAATGGACATGCTTGTCCAAATCGAAAATTTATCAAATAAGATAGTTGAAGCTACAAGGGAGTATGACAGATTAGAAAAGACTTACCGTAACCTTGGTAATACAGGTGGAGATAAAGGTATGTCTACAAGAAAAGCAAATCTTGAAAGTCAAAAGAAAGCAATAAACGATCTTGTATCTGAACTGAATAGATTGAAAACTGCATATTCCCTTACAGCAAATAGTGCGCCTAAATTGTCTATTACTGATGAAAGGGAGCTTAATCTTCTACGTCAGCAATATGAGATGGAGATTGCAAGGACAAAAGAAATGGATAGACAGGCTGCAAAACAAGAACAGTCAAACAGAAGAATGCAGCAAGCCAATCAGAGATATCTTCAATTTTTGTCAGGTCAGTCAGGTCTTGCACTTGGTATGCCGGAAGGAAGTGCAGAAGACTTGAATAGGAAGATAGCAGCCATACAGAAACGTCTAGAACTGTTGACTAAATTTAAGGTTGAAATCCCTTTGAATAGCAGTCAAGTAACAAAGGCTGATACTCTTATTCAAAGATTACAAGGTAGATTGGAAAAATTGCAATCGTCTTTGAAACAAACGTCAACTAATGAATTGCTTAATATCAATCCAACATCTATCAATCAGGCTAATAATCTTATTTCTGAATTGACTAACAGGCGAAATGCTCTTAATACGACTGATGCGAACTATAACCGCACCCTTACTCTTCTTAACAGAAAGATACAGGAGCATAACAAATTTGTCAATGAAGCGACAGCTTATGGAGTGAAGATGCAGCAAACCAATCAGAAAAATGCCGCAAGTTCAAAGGAATTTACCGAGGAACTGACAAAGCAGAGCAGAATGATGCGTGAGTTTGTCAATACGATAAAGACTTATGCCGGATTCTACTTTTTCAGAGATATGTTTCAGGAACTTGTTGCCATTCGTGGAGAGTTTGAGCTGCAACAGGTGTCATTACGTGCCATTATACAAGATGCAAGACGGGCTGACCAGATATTCAGTCAGATTAAGGGCCTTGCTGTAATATCTCCTTTCCAGTTCAGTGATTTGGTTGGATATACCAAACAGCTTGCAGCATTCCAGATACCTGTCAACGAATTGTACGGTACAATGAAAAGCCTTGCGGACGTTTCCGCAGGTCTTGGCGTTGATATGGGACGTATCATTCTTGCCTATGGTCAGATAAGAAGTGCAGGTGTGTTAAGGGGGCAGGAATTACGCCAGTTGACAGAGGCCGGTATTCCTGCATTGGACGCATTGAGAAAGAAACTGGAAGAAGTAAGAGGCGTGGCTCAAACTACTGATGATGTGTTCAACGCCATATCAACACGTCAGATTCCTTTTGAGTATATTCGGGAGATGTTTACCACAATGACGGAAGATGGTGGTATATTCTACAAAATGCAGGAAATACAAGCTGCATCTTTGAAAGGTATGGTAAGCAACCTAGCCGATTCATACAAGATTATGATGAATGACATAGGTGAGGCGAATGATTCCGTTCTGAAAGGAATTGTTGGAAGCATAACCGATGCGATGAACAACTGGAGATATTTCTCTAAAGCAATAGAGGGCGTTGCTGTAGGATATGCCGCATTAAAGGGATTACAGCTAGCTAGAACAGCCATGCTTGGTAAAGAAGTTGTCGCAACAACTAATTCTATTAAGGCTGAGAAATTACGGGAAGCCCAATTGCTTAAACAGGCTGCGATGTACAGAACACTCACTACTGCCGAGAGATGGAAGATAGCGACAGCATCCAAACTGTCTGCCGTAGAGATAGCTGCTGCCGTTAATTCGGGAAAGATGTCAGCAGAGATGGCAAAACGTATTCTTGCCACAAATATGCTGACACAGGCTGAACGGCATCTTCTTGTCACCGAACTTAAACTGACAGGTGCGGAAGCTGCAAGAATGTTATCTATGACAAAAACGACAATGTTGATGAACAGATTCAAACTGGCAACATTCGGATTGACAAATTCATTGAAAACATTGTGGCTTACGATAAAGGCTAATCCTCTTATGACAATACTTACCGTTGCAGGACTTGTAGCGGAAGCGTTTCATATCATGTCTGCACGTTCGGAAGAGTTCAATCAGAAGATAAAGGATAGTGCAAAGTCTTTCCGTGAATCATACAGTGATTTGCAAAAAGACCTTGACAAGATAAACTTCGATAAACTTACCCCGGAAAACCTTGAACAGCTTGACACGAAACAGTTGCAGTCGTATGAGGAAACACTTACTGGAGTATTGTCTAAATATGGCAATATAGGGCAATATATAGTACAGAACAGCAAGAAGATAGATGATCAGAAATCACGTGTGGAATATCTGCAAAAGTCAGCATCGGAACTAGAGCAGGTTTATAAGCGCGCTGCCGAAAATGCGGATATAATGTTCAAGGCGGATAAGGCAACATCTACGGGTGTATTTGGAGATTCATTCTCTGATATGCTTAAAGATTACGAGGAATCGTCTGTAAAACTCACTTCGGCAAGTAAGGATATAGAAGAGTTTCGTGGTCAGATAGTACAGGCATCCAAGGAGATTATAAACATGGGTAAGGGTACTAAGGAATGGAGAAACGAACTTACCGAACTGATAAACAAAGGGGCTTCGGCAGCTACTATTGTAGAGAAGATACGTTCTTTAGCTGAAACGTCAGGAGATGCACGAACATTTGAAATATTCAAGAACAAAACCCATTTTGACAGTGAGGAATTGTTGAAGGAATATGAGAAATTGAGGATGGGCATAATGGGCGAAACTGAAGAACTTGAAAAATCATTTAATGTTTTTGCAAACAGTCTTGAGAAAGAACTGAAAAAAGTATTTGTAGGTATTGATGTAAATAAATTAAATGATGCTCAAAAGGACTTTATAAGGATTCAATCTGAAAATTTTGCCACAACTAGCGAACTTGGGGAGAATGCTAAAAAATTGTTTAATGAATTTATTGACAAAAAATATGCTGTTAAAATAGAACTTGACGATAAGGAAGCACAAGAAGGATTGACGGGATGGAAAAAATCTCTTGACGAAATTACAGGGCATAAATGGACTATTGCTATAAAGGCTGCCGATGTGAAATCTATGGAGGATTACTTTAAATCGGTAAAACAGGAATATAAAGACGCCAAAAGTTCAATAGAAAATTTACAGCGCACCATTGATATGTATGTTAGCCAAGGAAAGGTCAAGAAACTTGGAGATGAGTATCAAATTACAGGCATTGTAAGCCCTTATGAAGCCGAGCAAGTACAACAGACGGTATATGAGATTAACGCTGCCAACGAAGCGATGTCAAAGGCTACGGGAACAGCAAAACAATTCAACCTTGAACTGGAAAAGCAGAAAAAGGAAGCACAAAAAAGAGATCCTCTTGCTGACCTTTGGAAAAACAGGTTGTCATTGCTTGAATCCGCCTATTCCAAGTTCAAGGATTTGAGCATTAACATAGGTAAGGAAGAAGCCAAAAAGCAGATTGAATCCATCTACGGTTCACAGGCGTTAAAACTTGGCGTAGACCTTGTATATGACAAACAGGCTATTGTTGACAATTACAACAAGGCTGCAAAGGAATTGGAAACACGTGTTCCACAGGATGCTGTTAAAAATGCAAGGAAAGCAGCCGAATTGTCCTCTGAAATTTATGTTGATGCAGCCAAGAAGGTGATGAAGAGGATTACGGATGAGTTTGACAGATACAAGAACAAGTATGACTTTTACAGTGACATACTTGGGATAACGGGTGATTCAGACCTTGCCTTAGACCTTGCCGTTCAATTCAGCGGTGACACATCTACCATGGCTGAAAGTTTTGCAGCAGGTATATATAACAATTTGCAATCCGCATTGGCAGGAATGAATCTTGACCTTGGCGTTTCTGTCGTGCCCGACACATCTTCATTCACCTCAATGAACCAGTATATCAATCAGGTACAGGAGGCTATTAAGGGGAATAAGAATATAGGTGATGAACAGAAACAAGTTATCCAAGGTATGATTGACGCATGGAAAGGCTATTTCGGTGAGATGGCTAGACAATATGCTAATGATTTGGCTGAATATGGAGATTATTATACCCAGGTGGATATTATCAGAGAAAAGTACCGTAAAAAGATCGCAACCGCAGAAGGAATGGGTAATACATCCTTGACTTCCGCATTGCAGAAAAGCGAAGAGATGGACTTGTTTAAGTTGACTACCGACTATCAAAACTTCTTCGGTGCGGTGGAAGCAATGTCTATGGAAGCTGCAAATACTGTAGCTGACAAGACAAGGGAAATGCTTAATAGTGCATTCAGATCGGGTGCTATCAGTGCAAGAGAGTACATGAAAGAACTTGAACGCGTGGACAAGCAGATAGAGAAGATGATGAAGAACAATCAGTCTGACTTGCAAACATACATGAAAGATGGTATTGAAGGTCTGTACAACAAGAGATATGATGCTGGAAAGTCAAAGATGATGGCAGGTATGAATGATATGCAACAGGCTATGGCTGACATCAAAAATGCTTCCAAGGCATATGAGGACGCAATGAAGAATGGTGATGAAGAAGCCGCCAATGCCGCTTTGAGTGCCAAGTCGGAAGCCGAATCAAGATATAAGAGCGGACAGGAAGCTGTCAAGACTGGTAAAGGAATGATGGCTGCCGCACAGAACGCTTTGCAGACGGTAAATCTTATCGACTTTATCATAACCAACATATACAATGCCATAAAAGCCATGCAGCAGATAATAGCATCCGTGTCCAACCTCATGGATTCTATGGGTAAGGATACCGAGAGCGGATTTATGCGAGAAATGAACCAGTTCTCGGAAGCTATGGGAGTTATGAATGAAGGCGTGAAGAAATCATGGGATTCATTCAAAAGCGGTGATTTTGCAGGTGCGATAGGCTCGGCAATATCCATGCCTCTTGATGTTATCGCTACATTTAACAGACAGCATGACAAAAGGCTCCAAAAGCATATAGAAGATCTTGAATTTGAATCAAAGAAGTTGACCAATATATATAATATGCTTGAAAAGGAATTTGAGCACATTATAGACCCGGCAAAACTTGATGAGGTGACATCCCAACAGGTATCAAATCTGAAAGAACAGTTGCAAATTCAAAAGGATATTCTAGCAGCCGAAGAAGATAAGAAAAAGTCAGATAGAGAAAAAGTAGAAGATTACAAACAGACAATAAAAGAATTGGAGTATGAGATAAGATATTATACGGAAACGCTTGCCAGCGAATTGTATAGCATTGACTTGAAAGGCTGGGCTAGTCAGATAGGTGATGCTCTTGTTGAAGCATGGCTGAAAGGCGAGGATGCTGCAAAGGCTTATAAGGACACTGTGGCAGACGTTATGAGAGATGTTGTTAAGAGTTGGGTACAGCAACAATACATAGAAAAGGCAATGCAACAGGTACAGACCACATTGTTCGGAGCAGACGGCAAAGGTGGTATGTTTGCGGATAACAAGATAGATAAGGATGAACTTATAATACTAGGAAATGTAATGGGTTCATTGGAATCAGCCTTTGCGGAAGCCGGAGGTGTAGTCAATGAGATAAACAACGCCCTTGGTGGTATGCTTACCGAAACGGAGGAAAATGCGGAAGGTCTGTCCAATGCCATTGCAGGAGTTGACGAGAATACGTTCAACCAGGCATTGGGGTATCTTAACGGAATGAGATACGAAATGGTTGTACAAAGCGATCTACTCCGTCAGTTGGTATCGCTTAACGGTGGTTCGACAGGAACTGGAGGAACGAATATGACAGCCATACAGCAGTCACAGTTGGAGGTTCTCACCCAGCAGCTTGCCGCAACTATGGCGATAAAGACAGCACTCCTAAGTGTAGTTTCTATCGCTCCAAGGTCAGGAGGAAATGCGATAAAAGTTATTGTAGACTAAAAAATACGCCCTACTAACTTCACAGTTGATAGGGCGTTTATTATGAACAAAAAAACAAAAATTTGAAATACAAGAACAAGAGGTGCTTGGCGGAATCGAACCGCCGTTATCAGTTTTGCAGACTGTTGACTAAACCACTCATCCAAAGCACCAATTTTTATGCAAATATAGAAAAATAATTTTTAAATTTACATAAACTTTAAAACTATTTTTGCTATCTTTGCACTAATAAACAATGTACACGAATGGCTATATCTAAATATTTTATAAAGAAAGGAAGCGATACGGCAAAGGATTTGTATGCCACATACAGGCTGTATATACTTGAAAGCAAGGGATTATGGGATTTGCCGACAAGAAAGGAAGCCTATGCCGAAAAATGGTATGACAAGAACGGTCAGAAGGTGTACGAACCTGTCACGCCTGTTTACCAGCCAACGGAAGGAAGCATAACATTTGCCGCTTTGGGAGATGTGGAAACGGTAAAGACGAATATCCGTTCGTTCTATTCATATATAACCAATGTGATACCTGCCACTCCCGGTACGCCATACGGTTCATCCTCTTTCTCTATATGGAATGATGTATGGGGAGAATCGGCAAAGCAGGTGATAAGATGCACGGGTTTTGAAACAGGTGCAAAGATGAGTTATCAGGACGTTCAGGACTTGCAGAACCCGGACCGACTTGTGTCCGCCTATACATTTTCGTTAAATTTCAGTATTGACCAACCAACTCTTTAAAGACCAATGATTTTACAGATTAAAAGAGGAAATAAGGTTATTGCGGAGAGTGCTGATTTCTCATACAGCCCGTCTTTGCAGGAAGTGAGAAAATTGACTTGTGAAGTCGTTTCCGTTGTTCCGATAGAGTTCAAGGCATACAACTCAAAGAGTGAATCGGAATACGATACAGTCGTATATAACGGTAATACATTCATCCTGTACCAAGCCCCATCGGGAGATAATCTTAACGAAGCAGGAAAATACAAATACTCCCTTCTGTTTTACGGTAAGGAGGTGCTTTTGCAGAATGTGGCATTTCTTGACATAGTAAGCGGAACAGGTGGGGAAATAAATAAGATAAGATACACTCATGGCGGTCTGTTCCAGTTTTGGGGTGATGCAAAACAGCTTGCCGCACGTATAGAAGCGAATATACAGTCTTACAATGCGTCATTGGGTGCAGGATATACAGGCATTGGCACATGGACATTGAATGTGGATGCGGAAGGCGAACTGACAGAGGATATGATTGACATAACCGATGGCACCAACCTGTTTGAAGCATTGAAGAACTTCTATGACAAGTTTTATCTCAATTATTACTTCTCAACGACAGCGAACGGTGGGATAATAACCATTACGGACAAGACAAGACCGTCCGTAAACTGGACATTCAAGCAGGGTGACGGTGGGGGTGCTGTAAAAGTTTCCTCTTCCGTAGATACAAGTACACCTGTCATAACCCGAATCATACCACAAGGTGGAAGCAGGAACGTTCCGCCTGAATACAAGAAGGACGCTAAGCCTGCCGATGAATCACGCTATTGCCCGTACATCCTTCTTCCGAATGATTCTGACGGAAATATAAGATATTATCTTGACAGCGAATACGGATTGAAGAACTATGGTGTAAGAGGAAAAACCATATCAAATACATTCAGTGGGATATATCCTTCCATCAGAGGGAAAAAACTTGGCGATTTGTATCCGTCAGGACTTCCCGAATGGGATACATACAAGGCGGACGGAGAACCCGATCCTCAATCGGGAAAGGTGGCAGGTGAGGGTGCTAGCGCATCTACACGGATAGACAAGATTATCGGGTCTACTCCTATAAAGAGTGATGATAGTGACAGTTTCTTCATTTATATGACCTCTCCCGGATTCAACCTAGGGTACAAGGTATATGAGGACGGTGATTCATCCGACAAGATAAACGACAATGTGCAGCCCCAGTACAAGCCCCATGCTATGTTTGACAAGTACAGGGATTTTGAGAGTTTTGATATATATGGTACAAGGGCATATTATGACCAGCCTGTAAAGGTTACTGCCACATTCTCCGGGAAGATGTTTTTCAGTATATTACCTATAGGAAGTGATGCTGTAGGGAAAAAGGTGAAGATTAACCTACGTATGGTTACGAACCGTGTATTGGGTCAGGCTTCTCCTTTGAAAGAGGTTGTAATTGGTGAGGAAGGTGCTACTGGTATGCTTGAAATACCTTACGACAAGACCGCCCTTGTAGGATATATAGAAAAAGGTCAGAATACGACAGTCACCATACGTGTTGAGTTCACGTTTGATTCAGATGTTCCTGCCGGAAGCTGTAAGATAGGCTTTAGTGAGGAAATGACCTGTAACATACATTTCGGTAATCAGGACGGTTCACAGGACAGGTTCTATTACAAATACGCTTCTGTGACGGATGCAGTGTTCAGTATGCGTACAGGAACTTATACGGGAACAGAATTTAAGATAAACAAAAACGGTATTATTCCTCTTTACGGTGAGGTGAACGGTGATACGGGGGAAACGGAAGAGGATGTTGCCATGTTTAATAAGGGGGCACGATATAAAATATCATGCTACAGAACGGATAGCGACAATGCCAAACTTCCGCTTTATACGGATGGTAAATCTCCTTCAATTGCAGCAGGAACGGAGTTTGTCATTCTGAATATTGTCATGCCCGAATCGTATGTGACAATGGCTGAGAACACGCTTGAAAAAGCGGCTCTTGATTACCTGTCAAGATATGACCATGAGAACCGAACCGTTTCACTTGACATATCTAGCGGATTTGTCGCAGAGCATCCTAGTCTTTTCATTGACTTCCTAGAAGGTAATATGTTAAAGGTAAGGGATGATGGAATAGGCGTGTTCGACCTGTCAGATAATGGTCAGATAGTGGATATGCAGTTACAGATACAGTCTTTGGAGATTAAATATTCCAAGGATAATATGTTCCCGTCATATTCATGCACCATTGCAAGAAGAAAGATACTGTCTTTCTATGAACGGTTGGCACAGGAAAATCAAACGGCTTCAACGCAGAATACGACAAATATAACATTGGGTGGAAGTGGTACGGGAAGCGGAACGGGAAGTGGCGGTGGAAGTAGCAATATAACAAATGCCGATCATGCTAAATCCGCATACACACTAGACGATGATACTCCTGTGCTTAATTGGTTTTTGTCAGCACTGAATAACGATGATGCGCAAGGCATAATCAATTTTCTCAAAGGTCTGAAAATAGCCGGGAATTTGGTAAGCCGCATTGTGAAGCGGGGTGACAAGGATGTTACCTACACCGATGAAGACGTAATGAGCGCATTACGTGTAATGGTTGAGATAGAGAACAGTGTGGAGAAGATGAAAGAGATATTCTTGCGGAAGGACGTGGCGGATTCCACTAAGTACTTGTTATCCTTACTGGGCGGAGTCTTGATTAAGAAATATGCCAAGTTCGGTGATTTCGTTACTGGTGTATCAGGTGGATACATAGACGAAAAGGGTGACATGGAAATGGGAAGCGGCGTTTTCCGTAAGCGTTTGTTTGTCCCTGAAATAGCCTATAACCGTACAACCTATTTCAAAGGACGTATGGTAAACTCCCCCGGTGGCGGTTGTAGCGTATTGTCATACGTGGATAACGGCGATGGAACCTACACCATCACTCCCGATCTGACGGACGCGGACGGATTGAGCCAGTTTGTTGATGATATCCTTACCACCTATTTTGTGACTAAGAATAGCGAAGGCAAACTGAACGGTTTTGAAGAAATGAAATTCCGTGTGACTGCCGCAGATTATACCGCCAAGAAGTTTACTGTCATTCCCCGTCCGGGGCATTCTGACTGGAAACCTGCCGAGCAGATGGTATTGGCACAAACAGGTAACTTTACGGACCCGGAACGTCAGACTTATATACTTATTGATTCCGTCAACGGAAACAACTGTATTACATTCTTTGACAATGCCAACACTTGGGACCCGGAGCCGGCACAGATGCCTGCGTGGTTCGGCAAGAAAAAAGGCATGACTGTAGCCGGTATTAATGCGGACAATTACTCAGCCGTTCTTCAGAACATCATCATGACCGGGCTTATCTTTCAAGTTGATGAGATCACCGGACAGACAGTTCGTGTACCCTTGGACAAGGGTGAATGGGTTTCAGGTAAGTACGCCTACTATGACCGGGTGTCACATAACGGGGCTTTGTGGTTGTGTGTTGATGATAATGGAACAACAACAGAACCGTCAGATGATAATCCGGCATGGCTGAAACAAGTGGCGGAAGGGCAAAAAGGTGATCCGGGATTGTCCGTAGTAGGTGGCGGTCATTGGGAATCCTCCAAAACCCCGTACAAAGCCAATACAATGGTCACTCTTGCCAACTGTGTATTTATATCCAAGGTGGAGACATCCAATCCTCCCATCAGAATATTGCGTGTCAAAGGTGGCAATTTCTTAAGAAAGAAGGACGGTGGTTATTATCTTGCCGGGAAACCTGCCGACTGGGAGGTTAACGAAGACTGGGATATGCTGCTTGACGGGCGTGAACTGAAAGGTGAGAGTATCACTTTCCTTGGTGAATTTGCCACGGCTCCTGCCAATCCGAAAAACGGTGATTCATACCGTAACACGACTGACCGGGCTACCTACATCTATCAGGACGGAAGATGGCAACTTATGATATCGGACGGAAAAGACGGTAAGGGCTATGAGTATATATATACAAGAGGCAATATCATAGATAACACCCCTGAAAAGCCGGACAGTCAGCAGAAAGATGGTTATGTTCCGGAAGGCTGGACGGATAATTATCTTGGTACGGACGCAGACCATCAGGTTGAATGGGGTTGTACACGTTTTAAGGAAAATGGCGTATGGTCTGAGTTCAGTGATCCTGCCGTGGTGCATCGCTGGAGTAAGGACGGGGAGAATGCCATCATGGCGGACTTCGATAACGAGATGGTCAATGCAGCCCTTACTTCAGATGGGAAGGTCGTATCCTCACAGACTTGGAATACAACTGTCAGCATGTGGTACGGAACGGAAAAGCTCACCCTTGACAGCATCACCTGTACACCTGACACAAATCTTCTGTGTGCGACAGACAAGAATACGGGAGTGGTGACAATATCGGTATCTGCCGGAGCTACTCTTGCTGCGACAAACACGGTGAAGATCACAATTAAGGCTACAAAGAACGGGCAGCAGTATTCCCGTGATCTGTCATTCACTGTAGCCGGGGTCCGTGGAGGTGCGGACGGTTCAGATGCCGTGCTATACAGTATAATCGTTTCTGCCACTTCTGTAAGCAAGGACAAGAATGGGAACTACAGCGTGTCTTCCGTATCATGTTACAGGCAAAAGTCAGTGGGTGGCGTGATATCCACCACAACAGACGGTACATTGAAATACAGCATAGATGGTGGAGCAGAAACTAGCATAAACAACAATACAGCCATATCAAGCGGAAACTTTACGAAGACATTGAAGTTTATCTTTTACGTGAATGACCAGATAGTGGATGTTGAAACCGTTCCCATGCTTTCTGACGGGAAGGATGGTGCTGACGGTGAGAGCATCACAGCCGCAGGTCATTGGGAATCCGCCAATACTCCGTATGCGAAAAACAGCACAGTATCGTTTGCCGGAGGATCTTACTTAAGCAAGGTTCAGACTTCCAATCCGCCACTTCCGCTTTTTCGTGTGAGAGGTGGGCGTTATCTAAGGAAGAAGGATGGCGGTTACATACTTTCCGGGAAGAGATCGGACAAGGCTGTCAACTCCGACTGGCAGGAAATGACTTCCGGTGTCGAACCGTCCGCTTCGTATTGGCTTGACAGCCCGGTAAGCACAATAAACTTTACCAGTACGGGCACACCGTCACCGTCAGCGTTTGTCGTTACCATGAAACAGAATGTAGGCGGTAATGTGAGCGATACGAACAGGTTCTATCTTGCTGCACGCAAATATAACGGAAGCTGGCTGGCTCATGTAGGTGCTATCCTAAGCAATCAGATATCTGTTCCAGCGACAGCCGGATACACCCAGTTTGCCGTCCGGGCTTATCAATCCGCATCGGACGCGAACGCATGGAATAATAATTTTATCGCTGAAAAAGGGGTGGGTGTTGCTAATGATGGTTCCATAGGAGCAACAGGGGCGTTTCCCCGTGACAGAGGTGTATTCACATCAGGACAGACTTATGTCTGGAATGCGGATTACCGGGATAAGGTCATATATCTGATAGGGGGAGTTTATTATAATTTCCTTGTAAAGAATTACGGTGCTTCCGTTACCGCTGCACCCACATCAGCCAACGGGGATTCGAACTGGGAAGCCATGCAGAAGTTTGTGAATATCGCTACTGATACCCTTTTCGCCGATGGTGCGAATGTGGCCGGATTCATGTTCAAAAACAATGTGCTTAAATCCCACAACGATGAAGGTGAAACTCTTCTTATCAATGGCGTAACCGGGTATTTCAAATGTAAGAATGCAGAGATTACTGGAACAATCACATCTACAAAAGGGAATATTGGTGGTTTTACCATATCATCTGCAAGTTTGGAGGCTGTTAGCGGAAATAATGCCATGCTCCTTTCCGCCAACTTGGTAAGATTTACCGGAAGTTATTCAAGCGTGTTTATTGGAGCGGATACTTTTCCTTCATCTAGTGGGGGGGCAATATTATGCCCATCCCGTATTTCGGTTAATAGGAATATAACGAATACGGCGTATGGCAATGTGGGCATGTATTTTGACATACAAGGTTCCCATGCTTATGATGATAATTATTTTCAGTATACCGGGAATCATGCGTTGTATATCGTCAAGGGGGACATCTGTGGGTTTAGGCTCAGATTGCGCAGAATAAGCAAGAGCACAACTTTGTCAGTGATGGATAGTGTTATCATGGCTGTAACGTCCGGTATTACGCTGACTGTTCCGTCCACTGCGGAAGACGGGCAGTTCTACTGGATAAGAAACGTTTCTGGTGGTGGTGTGACCATAGCCGGAACAAATCTTGTCGGCTGGAATTCCGGGGAGGTCAGCACTTCGATAGGTTTGGCCAAGTCAAAGGCGGCAGCAATGTATTATGACAAGCATAATAACAAGTGGTTTATGAATTGGATTGATTGTTGGAACTAAAATGTAATGATTATGAAAATAAATTTTAAACAGTTCCCCATGTACACGGGGATAGACAAGAAAGAAATGGTTGCCTGTGATGTGGCATATAGCTTGGCAAATAACCTTTATACCAAAGTGCCTGATAATATCGGAGCGCATTGTCTTTCCGAGAAGATTTATAATGCGGAAGGCAATGTGGACTTAAGCGGGCAGGAGATTGAAATAATCCGGTTCGCTTATCCGACCTTTACCGGAGCATTTGCCGATTCGTTTGAACATTATTTGAAGACATATAAAGAGAAGGAGGAACAACATGAAAATTGAGAATTTGGAACGCGCCAGCCGGATCAATGACGAACTGGCGAAACTGAAGCTGGCGAAGGAAACGTTGAATAACGGCGGCTATGTCCGTATCTACAGCAGCACCCGGTCAAGTGCCGGATGTGTGGAACTGGATATAGCGAACTTCAATGATGAGGTGAACACGTGTATAGACAACCATATCATTGAGCTTGAATCTGAAATAGAAACTTTATAAAATTAGGATATTATGAGTGATTTGAATTTAGACAATATTGTTGGTTTTAAGGCTGTTGATAAAGACGGTAACGAACAGAATGTAACAGTGGATGAGATGGTGGACATGGTTTCCACAAGAATGGTTATGGCTTTGTCAGAAACTTCAACATTTGCTGCCGTTGCTGCAACAGGAAATGGCGTGTATGAAAATGAACTTCCGACCGTGACAGATGCCGCAAATGTAAGGGTTTTACAAAGTAGCGGAGATGCCGCACAAATGACGATGCAGTCGCTTGCATCAAAACTGGGAGGACTTCTGCAAAATCCGTACTCTACAAATAAAGGATTATTGCCTAATGGAACTGATTTAAATGATGTAACGGAGAATGGGCTTTATAAATTAAACGGAGGTTCTTATTCTAATTTAGCTGGTAATAGTTATGGGATATTGTCTGTTTTATCGTATCCTAATTTTGTTGTCTTTCAGAAATATGTAGCTGCATTATCCACAGGTGGAAATACATATATAAGGCAATATTATGGCGGTGTATGGACGGCATGGGTTAAATTAAATTAGACTTGTTTTTATAGGTTGATTCCGATCTGGGAGGACTTCTTCTGATTCCAAACATAAAATCGGTATCAAAAAACATAAATATATCAACTGAAACAGTTGTGACTTTAGTAACATTGGCATTAGGTGAAGTCTGCCTTTTATCAATTTCAGATGGAGGATATACTGTAGTCATCTCTTTATCTGCAACCCAAAGTAATACGATAAAATATGATACAATTTCAGGAGAGTTAAGAGGAACATATAAATTATCCGCAGAAGGATTAAATCTGAATATGACAACATCAGAGGTACGATCACCTAAGATAAGATACATTATTTTTTAACAGAAATAATCTCACAAGACCGATCTGGGAGAACTGATGAATAGTTTGAAGCTGTTTCCATTCATGCCACAACGTACATTGACCACAGACGAAGAGGTAAATAGTGCAACTGAAAGCGGAATGTATCATGTGACCGGAGATAATGGAATTAGTGTTGTTTCCAATTATTCTATAATGATAGTTTTTAACGATGGAAAAGGATATGTAATTCAAATGACATTCCGCTTGGGAGCTGATGTTGTTGGTTTCAGACGTAATTTGAACGGAGAGTGGGGAGATTTTAGAACTTTTGTATTGGCTTCTTAGAAACATTTATTACCTTTGCACCGCACATGGCGTTGTGCATATCAGGATCGGGTGGAACCGGCTTGTACCGGACCACCCGTTTTTTAATCATGTCAAAGATACGGTTTGCCAATTATCCCAATAATTACTATACCATTTCACTCTATATTTATAGATACTTCCGTTATAATTATATAATTTCTGAACACAACAGATATTAGGATTACCGATTACAACTAATATACAATTACGGACATATTCTAATTCTGAATCTTCTCTTAGTAAGTACATTCCGCTATATTGCATAGAATCTAATTCGTTTTGGGAATCTATATTTCTAGTATCTCTGAACCTTAACCACGTATCATTTATCCCAATCAGTCCTCCCAGGTCGCCAACAGGCAGAAAATCTTGTCTAAATTCCTACCTGTGTGAGCGTACTAATATCTATATCTACTTTAGTTGCTGAAATGGCATTATTAATCGGTATGCGGTTGGCAAAATATGCTATAGCGTATCCCCATCCACTCACGTAAACATAATAATTGTAATCATTATCTCTATACATTCTTATTAATGACGGTCCAGAATTATGCGTAATACATAACCCATTACCACCGCCATGCATACAGATAATAGAGTAGTAATCAACTACTTCCGAATTACCTTCACCAACAATCTTAACAACCAAATTTAAATTCCTTGTAAAATCAATCCTATATAAGGTTGCAGATCCTCTACCTTCTGCCATCCTTATATAGTTTTCATTTTGCAGAAGTCCTCCCAGAAGCATTTTTTGTGGTTTATTTTGTAAATGCAGAAGAATTTTTTTAACTTTAAAAACAAAAAGTTGATTATGTTAGAGAAGATCAGATATCGTTTGGTTTATAACCGGCAAAACAAGTTAAATCGACAGGGAACCGCATTAGTACAGATTGAAGCCTATCTTAACCAGCGGAAATCATATTTTAAAACAAACATCTATCTCAAACCGGAATGTTGGAGTAAGGATGGCGCTCAAGTTATCAACCATCCGCAATCGAATGAGCTTAACGCAATGCTATATGAGAAAATACTGGAGTTGCAGGCTATAGAACTTAGCTACTGGAAAAGAGGGCTTGAATCAAACCTTTCCACGTTAAAGGAGGCTGTAAAAAAGGGAATTAAACCAGTTGTGTCTTTTTTAAAGTTTGCAATACAAACGATAGAGAATTCAGATAGGAAACCGGGAACCAAGGATAACATGCTGGGCACGGTAGCCACTTTGAAGGAATTTCGGAACGTGATAGAGTTTACCGATATAAACTATACGTTTCTAAAGGAGTTTGACGCATTTTTGCGAAACAAAGGATTGAAGGTAAACACGGTAGGAAAACACATGAGAATACTGCGTACCTTGGTTAACGAAGCAATAAACGAAGGTTATATATTACAGGAGGCATACCCTTTCCGTAAGTTCAAGATCAAGAAAGAGAAGAAGGAACATAACTTCCTGATGCCGGCAGACTTGGAGAAGCTGGAGAATCTTGAACTGCCGGACAGAAAGAACAACAGCCGGCACATACTGGACGCATTTCTCTTCTGCTGCTATTGCGGGCTGAGATTTTCCGATTTTAAACAACTTACTTATAAAAATCTGATAACGATAGACGGAAAGGAATGGCTAGTTATGAATAGCATCAAAACAGGCGTAAAACTCAATATCCCGCTATATCTGCTGTTTAACGGAAAGGCACTGGACATAATGCGGAAGTACGACAGCATCGAACAACTGGCTGCATTAGGTTGCAATTCGGACACCAACAGGACGTTGCAGAAATTGGGAAGGATGGCGCATATCGGCAAGAAGTTCACCTACCATACAAGTCGTCATACTTGTGCTACTCTGTTGGTACATCAAGGCGTTCCGATAACCACCGTCCAAAAACTCTTGGGGCATACATCGGTCAAGACAACAGAGATATATTCCGAGGTGTTTGATGAAACGATTATCAAGGATCTGACAAGGGCTAACCAGAAGTATTCTAAAAGTAGAAATGTAAAACAAAATCAAATAAAATCTCAAAAATCCCCGGAAAAATACATCAGGCAGTAGAAATCTATAAAAGCTATCTGTTTTATACTTGTTTTTCCGACTTCAATATATTCATATTTTATTTGTAAATAAAAATGTAAACAATTCGCCCTTATTTTTCTATGAATATTCCTTATTGTTCTAGAATTTTTCCTTATTGCGCTAGAAGTAAAAAATATTGCATTAATAGCAATTTGGTAAGCCTTAACAGTGCTGCATATAAGGGAAGTACATTGCTTCTTTCTATGGGTCCAGGGTTATAAACACAATCCTCCCCCTTGCCGTTTATCAGTAAGGGGGAGTGTTTATCCGTTACTTTCCCACGATTATATTGAATGATTCAACCATTTCATGGAGCACTCCGTCTATTATTCCATTCAATCTCCTTTCGTTCCAAAATAAATTGCTCCAAGTATAACAAACGAGCATCCGCAAAGAAATGCAAATATATGACTAACTATTGGGTTCATTTTATTCCTTTCAAAATATGACTAATTACATCTACTGTCCATCCGTTTCCTAACAGACCCATGCCTATATGTGGTTGTACCGACTTGGTGTATCCTTCGGGTACGGTCTGTAATCTTTCCGCTTCCGTAATATTTGGCGTTCTGAATCCTTTTTCTGGATTACAGTCGGGTGATTTGAATATAAGCGGTGTAAGTGATCTTTTATATCTTCTCAACAGTGATTCGGGGTTCTTGGCAAACCTGTTCCATGATTCAAGCATACACCATGACTTGTCTTTCTCCACATACCCGTCAGTAATGATGTCCTTGAACAGTATTCCCTTGTCCTTCCATGCGGGTATTTCCCAGTTGCACCAGTAGTATCTAGCTCTCATCTGCGCGGAGAAATCGGAACTGTTGATATACACATAGTCTACTCCAAGATGTGACGAAATAAAATCAGCCCACTCGGATTTCATCTTCACGTTTTCAAGCAGGAATTTTATGTTAGGATTGAACTGTCTGATATGATTAAGTATGTTTACGTATTCAAAGAACAGACCCGAACGCTCGCCATCGAAGTTCAGTTTCTCTTTCCCTAACTGTGAGAAATCCTGGCATGGTGTTCCGCCAATCAGTAAATCAATATCTTCCCACTGTATATCCCATTTGTTCCAGTTTTTAATATCCCCCAATTCAATTATATCGGGGTAATTATCCAATGCAACCTTGATAGACGGTTTGTTTATTTCGCTTGCGTAATACTTGTCTACCTTTATGCCTGCTCTTTCTAGTGCAATACGTCCGCAAGCTATCCCGTCACATAAACTTAGTACATTCATTGTTTTTTCAAATATTTAAAGATATGTTTGATTGTTTCTATATTCCATCCGTTTCCAAGCATCTTGTAACGCTGTGTGTCGGATATCCCATCCCATATATACCATTCGGGAATAGTTTGAAGCCGTGCACACTCGGTTGGGGTAAGCCTACGAATGCGAAAATTACCGTTATCAACCAATACCAAGTTGTCCTTTTGTACGGTTGTAAGGCAATTGGTTTTTCCATCTTCCCTAGGTTCAAGCTGCTGGATGTTCTTTCTCTGTTCCTTTACAATCCCGGCTTCATATTCCTTTCTTATCTGTTTTCCATATTCGGTTCTTTTTGGGGTAAGGCAGGCTGATTCACGCCCACGCATCGCAACACATATCGGAGCATTATCCACCTGTATGTAATTGTCATTGTCACCCATCTTGAACAACCTTGTATTTATTGTGCGCGCCTTTTGTTCATACGGAAACTTGATAGGACTGAACTGGACAGGACTGAATTTTTCCGTCTTTACCCTGCCCTTCAAGCATTCAATCATCTTGTCAGACAAGAAATATTTTTCATCAACCTCTTCTTCAAGGATATCCCTTAACAATATACCCCTATCTTCCGGCTGTGGAATATCGTCATGGATATCCGTCCAGTATATGCGCCTTCTGTTTTGTGCCGATACAAGGGCGGAGTTAATATGTATTCCTTTCCTCCCCATTGTTTCATTGAACACAGATTCCCATTTCTTTCCCATTTCCACATTTTCAAGGAAGAATTTGGGATTGTCACCACGTTCAATAAGTTCGTGGTATATACGCATGTATTCCCAGAACAGATATGATTGCCCTTCAAACTCGAAACCGTTCTCCTTCAATTCAAGATACGTTTGCAAGTCTAAAACCTCCATGCCTTCTTTCGTTGAAAGCCCTTTTCTCTTGCCGGACATGGACAGGTTTGTGCATGGAGATCCTCCGATTATCAAGTCTATCTTATCCAGTCTGCTTACTTCAAGTTCTCTTACATCACCAAGCTGTATGGTGTCAGGAAAGTTCTGCATGGTTGCCTTTATGGCAAACTTGTCCACTTCGGACGCATAATATTTTTCTACAGGAATGCCAAGTTCGGAAAGTGTTATCCGTCCGCACGACATTCCATCGAAAAGGCTTAATACATTCATCGTTATATTTTTTTTAAATTTTCAGCAAATATACGACATAAAACTGTATGCAACCAATACGTTTAACTTTTTTTTAATTATCTTTGCGATAATAGATAAAATTCATAATATGCAGTTTTCTATAGTACCAAAAATAGATGCCGAGATTATGTTTTCGGAAGATGATCTGTCCGTTTTCAGACGATCGACAGACGGTCTGTATTATATGATCCATACCGAGAAGGTTATGGAAGTGATGCCTATGACGTTACCTGAGGACGGAACGGAACACCCTTTCCCTTACGATACATACGACACAGGCACAAGAGAGTTTGAGAAGCTGCTTTTATCTGATGAGTGGGTTAAAATGGACGAAAAATGAGAAAAATAGGTTTTTTTAACATAGGAAAACTTGGTCTTGTAAAATCGGCAGGTACAGGAAAAACCGATATAAGCAAGGTGATAGAAGAATGGGTGAAAGAACACATGGTGTTTTGGTATGATATGTCAAAGCCTGTGGATGTTTATGCGGAAAACTTTAATGATTGGCAAAATTATAACCCTAATTCTGTTAGTATAACCAACAATAAGATTGTGGTTAATGGTTTGATAGACAATTTTAGAATAGCATCCATAGGAAAAGAAACAGAATCTTTTTCCGTATTTATAGAAGGTCTTGGTGATAAAAACTTAGTATATAGAGTGAAGTTGGATGAAAATAGTGCTCAAATCACAAATATTAAGTTAAAAGACGGAGAAAATGTACTTCCTCATAGTTTTGCTACAACTGTTGCTTTTATGGGAGTAAGTGGAGTAACTGATTACATAGGTCTTACCATTACCCAGCTCCCGTCAGGACAATCCGTTCCCACAAACGAGATACTAAAAGCCAATCCATACTTGCAGGATTTCAGTGGAAACAACAGACCGCTGAAACTTAACAATTTCCTGTTCGCTGCAATGAGCGGTGTGGGTGGGTATGAATATAACTATCTTGACAGTGCATTATTTATTACCTATTTAAGTGGCGTAAGAGGTGATGGAACTATAACAGACAATACTATTACTATAAATAATGTAAAAGTAAGTAGTGGAGTAATAGAAACTAGAGTTAATTCTCCGTCCAAAAAATACAAAGTAAGAGTAACAGGTATCACATCTAATGAAACATTGAGATATGTAGTATATGGAGATACATCATTAGGTGAATTGGCAACGATTATATTTGATATGAAAAAGGATGGAGAGTACGAATTACCTGCTTCCACATATTCCGCTACATATAATATGAAATGGCAAGTTATAGCAGCTTCCTATCCTCATACCTGTAATATCACAATTGAGCAAATCCCATCCTATCCCAACGCCCTAGTGACAGACGGAGTGGATGATTACGGTGTTGTGGGGAACTTGCAGCAGGGCGTTAAGGTGTTGTTTATAACTATCAATCCGTTCATTGATGGAAAGTTTATCTATGACCAAAGACTGACTACTACTGAACCTTGGCTGTTTGCCGTATTCAATGACAAAGGTAGTATTGCTTATAATAGTAGGAACTCAAACGGCAAGACCTATATTGATGGAACACTGAATGAATCTACAATAGTTTCCGCTTTGTTAAACAAAAAGCAAATAATCACCATAGTAAACAATGATGTGACAGGTGATAAAACTAAAACTCCTGTATTCTTTAGCAATACTGACCATGATAGCGGATGGATTAGTTCAGCTTTCTACAACTCCATCGGTTTCGATTCCGTTCCCACCAAACAGAATGACGGATTCACCGAGCAGGATTTGATTGATTACTATATACCGAAGGCTATCGTAACGATAACGGTGGTGGACGTATCCGGCTCACCCATACAGGATGCAACGGTCACGGTGGGAGGCGTACAGTACAAAACATTGTCTGACGGTACAGTAAAAGTACGGGGTATGGTAAATGGCACGATGTCGCTGTCTGTAAAGAAAGACGGGTATATGCCGTTTTCTGACAATTCATGGAAGCTTGCTGATTCAAGGATAACGCTAGAGGTTCTTCGGAATACCGTAATCACTGAAAATGGATACAGCATATTGCTTGAAAACGATGGTTTAATATTAACGGAATAATATAATGGAAGATAATCTTAAAATTTCACAGATGCCTCCCGTTGAAACCGCTACGGGAGAAGAGATGATACCATGTGTGACGGGAAGCCCTAAAGAGAACAAATCCGTCACGGTGTCCAAGATAAGACAAGGCATGGTAATGGACGAAAGCTATGTGCATACCGACAACAACTTTACTACCCAGTTGAAAGACAAACTTGACGGGATAGAGGAAGGCGCACAGAGGAATACCGTCATAGGCGTGAAAGGTAATGCCGAACAGTCTTACAGGACAGGGAATGTCAATATAACGAAAGACAATATAGGTCTGTCAAAGGTGGATAATACGTCCGATGCAGAAAAGCCTGTATCCACCGCGCAGAAAGCTGCCTTGGATGAGAAGGTAGACAAAGTGGACGGCAAGGCGTTATCCACAAACGACTTTACCAATGACTACAAAACGCTTCTCGAACAGATAAAGATGCAGCAGGGGAATATATATGGAGTGGAAATGAGAAGAGGGCAGACAGACCCTGTATTTCAGACATGGATAGGAAAGGAAGAGTTCAAGACATCACATCCTATCCTCAACTCTTTCCGTGCGGCAAAGGTAAAGGACGGTAAGGTAGTAGGATTCCTTGACCAGACCAATTTCTTCAAAATGGCTGACGGTAGCCCGTCAAATATTGTTATTGACGGAACTGATGTAACAGATGACGGAAGCGATATTATGCTTGTAAACACCAAGCCTTTCTGGATAATCAACGGAGGAACGGATGATACATACGAAAGAAGGCTAGTCAGTGACGCTCCGTTTACATACGGTGGCGATACGGCCATAGAGATAAAACCGTTCGGAATGAGTATCGGTTACTCCACGATAAAGGATGGGAAGCAGAGATCTATTTTTGACAACACGGTAAAAGGAGCAACATCAGTAGGAAATCTAGGCGTAAACATAATGGAAGGAAATGGATGGCCTACGACAAATGTATCACGTTTTGATTTTGAGAAATACGCCAGGGCAAAGAACCCGGACATTACGAAGAACTATCCTTATGCCAATGCCTTCGCCCTTGACCTTGAAGTGTGGTGTACGCTTCTCTTTATTAAGTTTAGAACAAAAGACCTACACGCACAGTCTGTTTGCGGAAAAGGAATATCATCCAACGATTCAGCCCCCGATGCGTCAAGCTGGGGGAAAATGACAGGCGTCAGATTCAAGAAGGCGGACGGTCAGACTTATGTGTATTACAAGATGAACGGGCAAGGATTTAAAGCATCAGAAACAGGAACTGCTTACAATTTTTCACAGCTTATAAACAACTACCGTCCTTGCATGAAGATGTTTGAAGCGCAGCTTGCCATGTCATACGCAAAGGAACACAATGTCGCTCCCGACACCGAGTTTGAATATGAAAGCACAAAATACAAATACTACAACTTCCAAGGTCATAACGGATTGGCTGACGGGGAGATGTCGGGTATCGTAGCCAAGTTTGTCAATGCAACTGTAACTAGCGGATGGAGTATTCCTGACAATGCGGCAGTTACAAACCGTGAAATAGAGATATGCTTCACACAGCCTATCATTCGCGGACGTATTGCCGGGTGGGGAGATATATGGATGTGGTACAGTGGGATAGATTGTGTCATGCACGATTCTACATCCATAGACATCTATCAGACCTATGACGTGAACAATCTGACTACGGACAATGTAGCCACAGAAAAGAATCCTGGGGAATCTTACGGTTTTGAGAATACATATGAATTTGTCGGTTCTATGGCTAGAGGTGAAGGATACATAACGAAGAACTTTAAGAACTCTCTTATTGGAGAGGTCAAGGGAAGCAATCTTCACACGGGGGAATGCCATTACAACTGGTTTACGGGAAATGCAGGTTCGGGTAAGATTGGAAGGCGTGGTGTTTTCTTTGGTGGTGGGTCGGACGGCGACTTTTGTTCTCTGCGGTCTGGTCTTGCGCGCAATGCCCCTTCGTATGCGGACACGTACCTCGGTGGCGGCTTTCGTTGTACAATAACCCAACCCTAATTTTTCACGAAGTGAAAAATCCCCCTCCCAAAACTTGCAAAATATATTAATAATGTTTAAGTTTGCATAATTAAAAATCTAACCAAATGCGTCAGCAAAGTTAAATAAGTCTGTCAAAGGCGGTTAGTTGAAAAAAGGCGGTCTGTAGAATGGTGGTGTTTACTTTGGTGGTAAGTCGGACAACGACAATTGTTCTCTGCGGAATGGTAATGCGAACAATGCCCCTTCGAATGCGAACACGAACATCGGTGGCAGCTAACGTGCTAAAAAAAATTACTGCTATACAGAAGCCTCGTCAGGAAGATGGAAAATGTCAAGACAACCCATTGTTTGAGAATGGGAACTTATTAGTACATTTACAGTTGTAGGTATATGGAAAGTTAGTTATCTTTGGCTCAACGGACAAAGAAAAGCACGTAAGATGAAAAGATTGAATAATATTTTTGAAACGATAGGCAGTATGGATAATATTATCTCTGCTGCTGAAAAGGCAAAGAAAGGAAAGAGGAATCACAGGGGTGTGAGGGATTATGAGAAACATAAGGATGAATATCATCAGAATGTTTATCAGATGCTCAAAGACAAATCATACCATGTAAGCAAGTATGAGGTGATAGAGAAAGTGACTGATGCAGGAAAGGTAAGGGAGATACACAAACTCCCGTTTTACCCGGACAGGATTATCCAGCACAGCCTTTTGGTACCCATGATGGACAGATGGACAAAAAGCCTTACACTTGATTCATATAACTGTCTGCCCAAAAGGGGTATTACAAGTAAGGTTAAAAAGCATTCCCTTGTGAGAAAGATGAAACGGACATTGCTTGAAATGGACAAAAACGGAAAAATATACGTTTTGAAAATGGATATTAAGAAGTTTTATCCGTCCGTAAGACACAGCGTTTACAAGAAGGCATATAGCAAAGACTTGAAAGACAGGGATGCGTTATGGCTTATGAATACGCTTAATTACAGCAACAAAGGTCTGGCTATTGGCAATCCTGACGCTCAGATAGGAAGCCATTTGGTATTAAGGTCTTTGGATCATGTTATAAAGGAGCAGTTCAAAGTAAAGCATTATTTCAGATTTGCCGATGATATGGTGATATTATCCCACGACAAGAAACAGTTGCATGAATGGCTGTGGAGGATAAGAAATTACCTGTGGTATGAAAAAAAGTTGGAGATGAAGAAAAATTACAGGATATTCCCCGTTTCAGAAGGGATAGATTTCGGTGGATTTGTCTTTACTCCCGGTCATACCAAAATAAGAAAGAGAATAAAGAAAAACTTTGCGTCAAAACGTAATAACCCAAAATCAATTACGAGTTATATGGGTATGTTGATGCACTGTGATTCTAAAAACTTAATTAATAAAGTTTTAGTTAATAATAATAGCCACATGACAAAGATTAGTGACTTAAATATAAGAGTGTCAAGAAAGTTTGACGGAAAGGATATAAAGATAGACAAACTTGTCGATGAGCATATAGACATTCTTGATTTTGATGTAAGACCATCTACAAAGAAGGACAATAGTACATGGGTAAGAATGCAGATACTGTTCAAAGGAGAAAAATGCTTTGTGAAAGGCGGATACGAAACATTAGGAGCATTCCTTTCCCAAGTAGACAAAAGCCTTTTACCATTGGAAGATGTTGTCATAAAATTCAATAGGGGTTATTATTTTGATGGAACATTAGATATTTAAACTATGGAAAGAGGTTTGATTTTTGACGAGAAGCCTGCCTTTATCTTTGATTTAGGCACTGGATATAGCAATGTTCATTTAAACATTGAACAAGTTGACGAACCCGAAACGGACGATATGGGAAATATTGTACAGGAAAAGTTCGTCAAAAAGTGGAAAGCCGATGTACAGCGTGTAAAGAACCCTGTATCATACGACAAAACGGTAGATGCCGCCATAAAGGATGAATTTCCCAACGGTGAGGAAGAAGCGGCTCTCAGAAAAGGTATTTTAAACAAACTTGACCCGGATTATGTAAAGCTGAACGAGTTTGCCGAAAGTGTGAAACAATCTTACTTGAAAGGATATGGAAAACAATGATAAACAACAGATAGGTGGGTATTTCTCCACCAAAAACGCTTCAAAGGATGAAGCGTTAAAAGGTATCGTAGCTGCAAGAATATCAGCATCGGAAGATGTAACCGACAAGGAATACACAGCATTGTCAAACCTTATAAGAGTAGCGACATCGGATGGATGCCGTATCTCATTGGTACAGGAAACGAAAAGCAGATCAAGCAGAATATCACCAACAGGAATGCTTCTCCCGGCAGGAACGGTGGAATATTTTTCAGTCACACCAGGAAGCAAGGTGAGTGTTACGGGAACAGCAAACATATCATCTATTGAGTAGGACATGGGCATGAATTATAACACTATATTAGCTTCCTTACTTGACGGGATATCTCTAGCATTGAAAAGCGGAAACTCGAATGTTGATGCGGAACAGTTCAATTTCCTTACTGACGCAATAAACAAATCAACTATCATACCGTCTTATTTTGATAGAGAAAATGCCATAAAGTATCTTGATGTGAGTGATACCGAGTTTGCAAGGCTTACATACAAAGGTACTAAATTTCATCCCGTACAACCGTTATTATCTCCTGTGAGAGTGCAAGGAATGACAAAACCCGTATATTTAAAAGATACATTGGATGCTCTTAAAAACAACGGGCTTATACGTCCAAAGAAGTCAAGGGGTAAATACAAGACTAAAAGCTAGGGAAATTATACAACCTCATACGCATACATTATAACACAATCATCTTTATTATCCATATTAACCGCTTGGAAAATGTTTTCTTCATTATCCAAAGCGGTTATTTTATATGTTCCGTTCGTCAGATCAACAGTGTCACCTAATTTTATATAAGCGTACTTGTTTCCACTAGGTATTAAATACGTAATCTTTATTGGATTATTATTCCATTTTTTTAATTCTTTCATCTTCAATTCCTCTATTTTAAAATTATTGCGCTAATATACGAATAGGAAAAACAACACACAAGTAAATAACTTATTTTAACAAGTTTAAACTATCTGAAACACAATAAGTTATACTACGAAATTTTTATTTTTGTTTAGGCAATCCATGTTGTAAATTTACATTCGTAAAGATGAGTGCACAGTCTTTACGGGAGTTATAATACACACACATTAAATTACAATATTATGGGTTCAGACAAAATTTTTATGTTCGACAATCCTGCCGCTGGAGAAAGCGCAGGTATTATGTCAATGATTCCTGCACTGTTGCAGAATAAAGGATTAGACCCCAATCTTGTAGCTGCCTTGATGAATGGTAACAAAAATCAAGACGCTTGGGGTGGTGCTGGTTGCTATTGGATCTGGATTATCCTGCTCTTCTTCCTGTGGGGTGGTAACGGATTCGGTAACGGGTTTGGCAATGGAGCAAACGGAATCCCTGCTCAATTGAACAATGAAGCAGGACGTGAATTGTTGATGAATGCTATTCAAGGAAACGGAACAGCTATCAACCAGTTGGCTAGCTCTTTGAACTGCTCTACTCAACAGTTGCAGAATGCTATCTGCCAAATTCAAGGACAGATTCAGCAAGTTGGTAACCAGGTAGGTCTTTCCTCTCAACAGATCATCAACTCAATTCAGTCCAATAGTGCAGCTATCGGTTCTCAGCTTGCTTCTTGCTGCTGCGATATCCGTACAGCTATTGAACGTCAGGGATGTGATAGCCGTTTGGCTACGGTAGAGCAGACTAATACTTTGACAAGCAATGCAAACACTCAGTTTAATATCTTGTCAAGTAAGATAGATGCTCAAACTCAAATCATCCAAAGCGGATTCTGTGAGTTGGAAAAGAGAGAAATGCAACGTGAAATTCAGAACTTGCGCCAGGAAAACAGCAATTTGGCTCTGGCTGCTTCTCAACAGGCCCAGACTGCAAATATAGTTGGACAACTTAAGGCTCCGTGCCCAGTTCCAGCATATTTTGTGCCTAATCCAAATTGCGGTTGTGGATATGGTTATCCGTTCATGGCTGGTTTTGGTGCAGGTTACGCTGCTGGTGACAACTGTGGTTGCAATTGCTAAAGTGTAGTTAAGAGTTCTTTGACTTATTGAATTGGGCTTCGTAATCGGATAAGTACATCCATTGGAAATTTTTATGGCTTTTAAGTTTTCCTCTACAACAAGCGCTGACAGATCCTTGTGTATATCCATTTCGCTTTGTTTCCATTGTGGAAGGATATTTTGCAATAATAAGTCCGTCTTTTAGTTGAACAACAGGTTTACTTTTTCTAGTATTAAATTTCCCTTTTTTAGATGCAGAAAGCCTTTCCCTTGTAATAGGGTTATTCATATTAATAATGTTATCACACCATCGCAAATTGTTAACATTGTTATTTAATGGATTCGCATCTATATGGTCTATTGAAGGATAATTATTTGGGTTAGGGATAAAGGCAGTGGCTACAAGACGATGGGCTGTTATTGCCTTTCTTTCTCTATGGTTCTTATATAAGTGATATTCAAACCTTTTATAATTTTGGCTGTCATTGATTATATTAGGTTTTTTAATAGAAAAAGGAACGATTCTAAATGATTTCCCATTTGAAACTTTTCTCTCTAGTGAAATCACTCTTCCAAATGAAGAAACCATATATAATCCTTCATATCCGATTACGTCCTTCCAAATTTCTCCTTCCAAGGAGATGCTCTTAATAAATTCTTCGTTTGTCATTGCTAACTAGTTTTAGTGATGCTAACATAGAAAAAGAGGGAAGGGCGTTAGCGAACCCTTTTCAATAGGCTGATCACTCCTATCTATCCCGATGCAAAAATAGTAAAATTTTAAAGAAAGGGAAAAGTTATGAGTTATTTTTTTAATCCTTATATGATGGGATATAACGCTAACCGTTTCAGAGGGGTACATAGACTTGACTTTGGAGGGATACCGTTTGTTCGGACATCTTCTGTAACGACAGATACAACAAATTCAGAGGTTATCTATGGTATTAACCCGTGTCTGTTCAGACGATTGCCAAATCAAGGTATTTTGCTTTTAAGCGTAAATCATGTTCCTGCTGCTGGGTCTGATGCGTATCTTGTTTCTGTGGCTACCACACTGACAAATACCACATCAACATCCACAAGCAAGGTTCCTTTGGTAAACGGTTCGGGAGATCAGATTCCGTCTAGTGAAATTTCACAAGGCAATAAATACTTTGTCTATTACGACAAATGTAATGGGATATTTCAAGTAGTTAATCATATCGTTGCACCTGCTACTGCCGCACAGGCTAGAAGCACTGTAAAATGATATTAAAAAGTTAGAATAAGTATGTTTCAATCAATACGACAAGGACAGCAGTTTTTCATATTGCATAAAGGGGAAAACCCAAGATGTGATGTGGGCACTGTGGTAAGTGTTTCAAATCCTGTTCCTAAATATCAGAACGGATATACAGCATATCCTCTTCCGCAAAATGAAATGGTTGTGGATGTGAAAGTTAAGGTTGGAGATGATACTCTTGATTTTCAAAAGTTGCCAGCCAATCTTAGTATAGCAGACTTTTCCCAAATAGGCGGAAATGTGGTTGTATCGGAAAGCAAGGATGCCATCAATGCTGAGATAGAAGCAATGAAAATAAGTAGTGTAAGGGTTGTGGAATCTGTGCAATACCATCAGAAAGTAATCAAAAGCTGCGATGAGATGCTTACAGCATTGAATCCTGCATTTGCCGAAAAGGCACAGCAGGACAAGGAGATGAAGGAACTTAAAGGTGAATTGTCACAGATAAAGGATATACTTGCACAACTTGCTGCTTCTGGTATCAAATTGCCTGACGTGCAACATGTAAACAATAATAATAACAACAACAATAAAAAATAAATACTATGGGTTGGAAAGTATATGGAATGGGCCGTAGCTTTGAAGGTGAAGATATGGACCGGGAATTAGAAAAAGCGTATAAAGAAGGTTATCGTGACGCTATGGAAGAAATGGAAGATCGCTATGGTGAACGTGGCGGACGTGGCGGACGAAGTGGAGGCGGTTATGGCGAAAGAATGTGGGATGATGATGATGAGTACGGAGAAAGACGCGGAGTCAAAGGTACTGGTCCTTACGCCAGACGTAGACGCTAATTAAATTGGTTTAAGCCCGTAGTGGTTTGCTACGGGCTATCTTTTTAAAAACAAAAGCTATGGAAAGAACGAGATTAGATGTATATGAGAAACTTCCTTCGGGAATGGAAAAATATCTTGCGGAACACGGATGGAACTTCTCTAAGAAATTATGTGAATATGCCGTTTCCAAAATGAAAGACAGGAACGGAAACAAAATACACCCGTATGACAAGGATCAAGTGGAAACATTAATGAAGCAATTCAATGTTGAGTTGAAGAATGATGTGGAATACAACAAGGTTTATGTATTGAATATGGTACGTGCCGACTATATGGGTTCATCCATAGTCAATGAGCAATATGCCTGTATGTTTGTAAAAGACTATCTTGACGATGTTGACGGAAGCCCTACCCGTGCTCTTGACGAGTATTACGCAAAGTGTATAGCCTGTGGAACACCTTTCTCTTGGGAGGATTATATCTGATTGCTATGGTACGACAAAGACTATACATTGAGGAATATGACTGGACGGTTGATGTATTCTATTCTGTGGATAAATACTCTTATTTAAGAGCGATATACAGACTGGAATATATTGGCTGTCCTTTTCATTTGCTGAACAGGATAACGGATAAGATAAAGACTGAAAAATACAATTACGGTGTAACGTATTCAAACAATAAGTGCACTGTAATTATTATCAGTCACAGTACGTCTGATGAAGAATTTATGAATACACTGGAGCATGAAAAACAACACATGATTGGTCATATAATTGATCATTATGGCATAAAGCCTTCATCAGAAGAAGCTGGATACCTTGCAGGATATGTAGGTGCTTTATTTACAAAACCTATAAAAGACGAGATTTGCGATTGTTGTAAGAAAAAACTAAAATAAATCATTATGAAAAAGATTTTTATGGCTATGATTAGCGGAAAAAGCAAAGAAGAAGTATATGATATGCTTAATGATTCGGAAAAGGAAATCCTGTTCGGTATTGCTCAAAGCATGGGAATGACACGGGTGGAAAGAAGAAAGATGAAAAGAAAATACGAAAAGAGAAGATAGGCTAACTGCCTATCCTCTCTCTTATTAGTTGAAACTTTGGTATAATTCAAGATTGTTGAAAACATAACACTCCTTATCCTTGATTTGAGGATACATGTATGATGGAATATGTGCTATCTTACGGGCATTTCCCCAGTATGATGTCCAGTCTTTTACGTTAAACAGAAGTTGCGGGGTGTCATAGAACAGGTTCAGTTCTCCTGCCTTTTGTACATCTTCATCCCATTTGCCTTCGTCACGGGCGATATATAATTTTAAATTGTTCATATCTATATCAGTTTTACGCCTATTCATAAGGGTTTGTTTTACAGTAATTTTTATTCTCTGACATATTCAGTAGCTTATCTAAAGACTCATCTGAAAGAAGATGTTTGTTGCTAGAGTTTCCAAGCATTAAACGAGGTTCAATATTTCCATCTCTCATAAATTTCTGTATCTCGTATATATGAAAAAGTAAACCTTCACAATCTACTGCATAGTATTCAATGCCATCGTCATTACTAGCCGATACTTCGTAACCAATCCATCCACCATCTCCAATATAAGTACTTATCTCAATATTACGGCAAAAACCGTAACTGATAAGTAATAGCCTTAATACATCTTTTCCACTCATATTCATTCCTAATCTGATTTACGCTAATTCAATTATAGCCTTCTTTAAATTAACAAATAAAGGTATTGCTGACATGCCCCCATTGCAATCCAACTGTCTTAAAGAGGGTACAACCTCTCCGTTATCATCAATATCATAATCTGCAATATAGGCTAACTTCTTCGCTTCGGGAACTAATATCCTTTCATGAGCCATGACCGTTATACAGACTTTGCTTCCAATAGGGAATACTTGGTTGGATTCAATGTATTCCTTTTCCAACTGTTCCTTTTCTCCATTCAATTCTTTTAGCTTTAAATCAATGGCGTATCTTTTGCTTAAAAATTCTTCCTTATTCATTTTTTGTCATTCTAATTGATTCTAACGTACTTTCCTGCAATATCGCAGGTTCTCAATATTTCTGCATTATCCTCACCAAAAGCGATGAGAATACTGCCACAGCCAGGAGAATCCCCACGAGTTCCGTCTGGACGGAAGAATTTTATTCGATTCCTCAAAAACATCATACCGGTTGCTTTCTTGAAGATGATGTCTTGAAACTTATTGCTGTCACATCGGTTAAAAAGTAGTGCTATACCGTTGCCGTGTTCTGCCAATTTCTCTACAAACTGCCACATAAGCGGTTTGGAGTACGGAGGGTTAAGCCAAATTCGCCCTCCCCAATTTTGTATAAGACCATTGTCCTGCTTGTTGTACATGATTTTTGCAGTAGGCCAAAGAGGGTGCATGGGGGCACATGGGTCTAAATCAAATTCACCTAATGCGTCTATAATTTCTTTCGGTGTGTACCATTCATCGGTACTATTAGACGATCTTTCAAAAGTTGTATTCATTTCTTTTATGTTTTGAGTGTTATTTATTTCTCTTTTAACGAAACATTTCTATTACCACTTTATTTTCCGAGTTTCCATCATCAGGATGTACATCAGTAAAATCAATGACAGAAAAATCATATAGATCAGGAATGTATTCAGTTTGATAATCTCCTGTATTCATTACGATATTTATTTCAGCATCCTTATTGACAACTAACATTAGTTCGTCAATCATGTCTTGGACAGTAACTATTCTTTTCATTTTTCGTCATTTCTATGGGTTTTACAAGGCCGCCCAAGGCTCATTCTATATTAGTTTTAATGCTTCCTGTAAACCTGCTTCCAGTGCTTCTTCGTAGACATCCCATTTACCACCATCATTAGGTCCTTCATAAACAGAACTGGTTATATGAGTTCCATTGTCAGCTTTAGATATTTCGTATCCATAGCCACAAGCACAGTTATATACACATATATGAATATTTTTGGTTTCACGTAACCACTTCTGGGCAACGGATTGCGGAGGAAATTCTATATCTGTAAACATCCCTTTCTCTTTCAGCATCTTTGCTGTTTCTAATGTTACAAGTTCTTCGGTCATAATTTTATTCTCCTTTCAATTTCTTTATTAGCGCATCAGCGAAACCAAGGCTCCATTCTACTGTCATATTTAAACTAGCATTCATTACCTGTTCATGTGAATTGCTGCAAAATCCTTGCATGGCAGCTTTCGCTAGTTCATATCGCCTCTGTTCCCAGTCAATAGCTGAAAAATCAAGTTCGCATTCTCTGTAAACCATGTTATCACATACATATAAATAATCTTTGCTATGTTGAGAGTTGATGTTTAATTGGGGAGTTACATCTACCAAAACTCCTGTTGATTTTACTCTTGCTTTCATTGTTCCTCCTTTGTTTTAAAATGTTCAATCAGTTCGTTTACGGTGGCCTTGTGATAACGTCCTGAAATAATGGTTGCATTATCCCAATTTTCATCCCAAAAGAACATAATGCCTTTGAGTTCTGTGAAATAATGATCATTACCAATAGAATCGCCATAAGAAACGCTAAGAATGGAATCTGCTATAAACCACTGCATGTAGTTACTATCATCCCTCAATGCAGCGATAGCCAGGAATAGTTCTTCATTCGTTCCGCAATCAACACTTCCATATTTTTTCAAAGGATGCCCATTTCTTATCACATGATTCTTTTGGGATAGTAAAAAGAATATTCCATTATGACACATAATAAAATCATACTTATTATCATCATCTGCATAATATTTAGGCTTACCATGTGAATACCCCAATTCTTCCAGCCCTCTCCGAAGTTCCTGTGTATTTTTGCGTATGAAGCACGGTGTTGTAAATCCCATAGTTATTCCTCCTTATCTATCTTAATCTCCGTTACTTTCCCACGACTGACAAAGCACTGGTCCATGTTTGGGTTTTCATAAGCTATATCGCAAATGATTTCTGAACTATCATCACACTCATTTTGTAATGAGCACTCATCACATATTCCAACGCACAATTCATGCAACACTCCGTCTATTATTATTCCGTTCTTTACTTCCATAATCAAATACAATTTCTCATATATGTTTTCCTATCAATCATACCGTTTTCTGATTCTTCTACCAAGCCAAAGAATGTATTAGCATAACAAACATGCTCGTCTATCATTATACATATTCCATCAGACGGATAATATTCACATGAAACATTATCATCCCAATCTATATGTTTTTGTGCTTCTTTGGATATATCATCACAAGCAATCATATACTCTATGTATTTATTAGATGCTTTTCTTATTTTGTCAAATATATTTCCTTTCATGATTTTCATCTATACACCCATCATCTTTTATCCATTAATCGCTTCATTTAACTTTTCCTCAAACTCCGCAATGATACAATCTGCATCACCGCCATGTACCCAATTGTCCAATACAGACGAAAGAACTTCAACTGCCTTTCTAGATGTTTCGTCAACTGCCATATTGATCGCTTGATTCACTTCCTCTAACGTAAACATACTCATAATTATTCCTCCTTCTTTTTAAGGCTTATATCAATTGACAACCTATCGACAATTTCCTCCTTAATTATCTCCCTACACAAATTTCTTATCATTAAGAAATCACCGTTTTTCTTTATCTCGTCAGAAACCATACAACGAATCCACCTCTCTATATTAACATCGTCCCCATAGGTGTTATGGAAGATACGTTTAACTTCCTCTTTCACGATTGAAACTATTATATCCTTTATATCCTCTTTAGTCAACTTTAGTTCGTTATGGATATAGTTCTTTACTTCTCTGTATCTATATTTGCTCATAATCAATTCCTCATTTTAAAACATTCAACAACTCTTTAGCTCTCTTATAGGTGTCAAAGCCCTTTACATTCACCCATTCGTATGAAATACGTTTGTCTTTTCTGACTTGTACCCAATATATTATTATGGGAATACAACCGTTGCACCCTTCTCCTCGTATGATTCTGTACCTTTCCATATTAGTCCCCTTTCTCTTTAATTCGTTCCAGTACATCCCTGTTAGCTTCGAGTATATCATCGAAAGACGGGATGGGCATCCAATAGATGGGTTTACTATTATGGCATACCCACTTCCCGTTCATTACAAAAGCTACTTCGTAATAATATCTGCCCTCGTAATTAGTCCCAACCAAAACACTTTCTAACTCTTCTGGCAACCGTTCATTAACGCTTATCCAAGGCGATTGCTTGGACTGCCATTCGGCACCTTGTCTGAATGCCTCTTTAACTAATCTCATTTCTAAGCTATCATCGTAATGGCATTCATAACAATCTTCTGCCGCTTCACGTGCCACTTCTTCTACTGTCTGTTTCATATATCTCCTTTCCACCTATCCTAGCAGCATATACATTACTACTAGGAATAGGTAATAAATTGTTGTTTTACTCATTACTCATTTGTTTTGAACCATTTTCCTGATGTCAGGTAAATGGTAATTATTACCAATTAAATTCTAATTGTATTATCATCAAGCTATTAATCAACCTCTATAATCTGATATCTCCCTTTTTTGATGTAAATCTTATGGTTGTAATAATCCTTGATTACTGCATATCCAGACTGGGGCCTAATATTACCTGTTAAATCTTCAACATAAGAATTTTCGCAGGCTTTCACTGTTGCGCTGCCGTAGGCTTTCACTGTTGCGCTGTCGTAGGCTTCCACTGTTGCGCTGTCGTAGGCTTCCACTGTTGCGCTGCCGTAGGCTTTCACTGTTGCGCTGCCGTAGGCTTTCACTGTTGCGCTGCCGTAGGCTTCCACTGTTGCGCTGTCGTAGGCTTCCACTGTTGCGCTGCCGCAGGCTTCCACTGTTGCGCTGTCGTAGGCTTCCACTGTTGCGCTGCCGCAGGCAAAAGATGTTGTTGTTACCTCATGGTATTTTTGTGTATAGATACCAGCTTCCGCTAGATCTTCTTCATCAAAATTGTCTTCTAAATATTCTGCATCTACTATTCTTGCTGTTCGTAACACCCAAGACCAGTTATCAGTAATAGCCTTAAGTATATCAGCCTTGCATTGACTCCTTAATCCCATCGCATAACCTATTTGACAGGCACCTGCTTTCTTGGCGCGCAGTAATAGTTCTTCCTTTATTTCTTCAAATGTTTTCTGTTCCATGATATTGTTTATTTTTCGTTATTTTGATATTTTGATAATTCCACGCCTCACGCATTCTTCGAGTAAATTCATATCCTCCTTTTTTATAAGAGCACCTGTATTACGATTCACGCTCACATAAGGCTCAAACCCAAGTCGTTTTGAATTAATTCCGTTTTATCTTTATGGTATTAATCTTTCCTCAACGCACCAACATAGCATTTCATAAGCTGCATCTATTAATGAGTAAGATAAAAATTCTTGATAATAATCAAATTCGTCCGACATAGAATAACAAATATGCCAACAATTGTCACTAAAATACATTGTAATCCAATAAGTATCCGTTCCTGTTTTTATCTCTTTTGGTAACAGTTCCAAAATGTCAAGCAAAGTAAATGCAGGAATACAATGTTCTTTTCTGAACGGTTCCTTGAAAGTTCTCCACTCTCGTAAAGATAATTGTGGTTGTTTGCCTTCCTCATAAGGATATAACATCCAAGTCATTGATGCGTTACCTGTATTCACTCCAAGTTCTTGCAGGTGTTTCGTTTTTTCAATCGACAGCACATTCTCCAATATTTCCATCCGTTAAAATATTTTTAGTTTTATTTGATACGCTTGCAGTAATATATCTGTTCGTGGTTCTTATATCAGAATGACCAGCCATAGATTTTAGCTCTGCTTCTGGTATTCCCATATTAGCCCATCTGGTAATAGCTGTTCTACGTCCTGTATGTGTTTTTATAAACTGGTACTTCGGACCTTTCATAAGTACATTTGCCCGTCTTACAAATACCTGCTTGTTTATACCTGCTCTACATCCAAGAGTTGGTAGAACTTCATTCATTGTTGTCTTTAACGAAGATTCTATGTTGTATTTATCAAACGATCTAACCTCTTTTATCATTTCTATAATCTTGGAAGGTACGGGAACCTCAACGTTCTTACCTGTCTTTTTTGATATATACGAAATAACATTTCCTTCCATCATAGAATCTTTCAATCTGAAAATATCGGAATATCTCATGGCAGTATAGCATTGGATCAGAAACAATTTCTTTACTATTTTTTCTGTAACGTTAAACGGCTCGACATTCCAGAATAATTCTATTTCTTCATCCGTAAGAGATATATTTGAAGGAGATTTTACGTTCAGTGAGATAATATAATCATTGATATATTTGCTCATCTCTTTTGATTCGGACAATATTCTTTTAAGCATTAAAAGATATGCCTTTTGGGATGATTCGCTTATCTTTCTCTTTGATTTTATAACATTGATCATATCATCTATCATATCACGATTTACAGGCTTTTCAACGGACGGAACTTCCTTGAACGTAGGAATGGCATCATTAAAATCATACTCGTCATAAAGCTGATTGGTAAGATATGGCATTATATGTTTGGATAATGCTTCAAATCTTACCTTTCCGCTTCTTGTCTTTGTATTATTCAACTTTTCTATCAATACGCCTACAGTCATAATTGAAGGGCTATATTCGTTCTGAATTGTTTCAAGCCTGTTTTTTAAATCCTCAATCAGACTGTTCTGTGATTCTATAGTCTTGTTTAACCTATCTATTGTTTCAGCGAGAATCTGAATTGTTCTTTCTTTATCTTCCATGTCTTATATATTTTTGTTGCAAAAATAATAAAACTGTATATTCGATAGGTTAAACGATAGTTATCAACTCTTAAAAATGTTTACTACGCCCATTAATTTATAATCTCCCTCTTCATTAATGATACATATAGGAGCATTATTCTCAGGATTGGTATATGCCAATGTGACATAATCCCCAGGAAATACCTTCAATGCGTTAATCATCTTTTCAATATTCAGATTGCAATCCAAACGCCCTTGACAATATCCTTCAATTCCGACATTTTCCGATATTTTATACCCTGCATCATTTGTGTATGTTATATCCATTTTATTATCTCCCTCCCTGCAAACAAAATGTGATATGTTATACACATCTGACATTACCTTTATTCTTGAAAGGGAATCTATCAAGTCGCTAGTTCTTGCTTTAATAAAGTAATTAAAGTTTGATTTTATATTGTTTACCAATGGTGTGTAGTTTACAAACTTAACCTCCATCAGCGTACAATTAAAGACAGAACCGAAATCCCCATAATATATAGACATCACCCTTTCATCATCAGATACAGAAACAGTTACATTTTCTTCTGACAACATCTCAAGAAAAGATAACGCTTCCTTTACCGAAGTAGGCATTACATTTATGCACAAGTCCTTGGATATATCCGGCTGACATTCTATAACATCTCTTACAAATACAATCTTATCGGACGAACATATATCAATGCAATTATTGGAACAAATAAAATTTATCCCCACTCCACTAAGGCTGGTCACAACGTCACTGATATCATTAAATCCTATGTTCCTTTTTAATGCTCTATACAGATCATTCCTGTTCACGTTGACCCTTATCCCGGTACCACGCTTACCTATTTTAATATCAGGATAAGATTCCACATCTTCTGCAAAGAAAGACGCTTCACTGCCATTGTAAGAGAATATTATATCCTTATCATATATCTTTACCGTAACAATGGAATCCTTTACTGTTTTGAGTAACTTTACAAGTCTTATTCCGTCTACTGCAAACTCCTGCCCGTCATTGCAGTCTGAATCAATAATGGGAATAATCAAACGCATCTCATTGAGGTTGTTGTATGAAGTAACCTCTATCGCATTCTCTGATGCTATATATTTAAAACGAAAACATTTAAGTATCGTCAAGCCTGTATCGGAAAGACAGGCTTTGGCTGAGTTTAACGTTGAAAATAAAACCTTTCTATCAAAAATTATCTTATTCATAAATGTAAAATTCAAATGTATTCAATCCAAGAAAAATGTTCTCTTTTATCAAGGTAATTCATGTCGTTCTCGTTATTATAGGCTTCCTTCTCAAACGATATGTTTCTATACGCATTACCTTTTTGTATAAGCCTGTACAGCCATTCCAAAAGATACAAAATGTAAAACGGAACATACAAAAGTTCTTTCATTTGTTTTGTATGAATCGCTTCGTGATTGTAATCGCTTTTACTCATCGTACATCCTTTTCTTACGAAAAGAACCCCAAACAAATTTATACACTTGTACCCTTTGAATGGAATAATTTTGTTATATATAACTTTCATTGAAACAGTTCTTTAATTATTTTTTCAAAACTTACCTTTGTAGTGCTGTTACGCATACAATAATCTTTTATCTGTAGTGTATTTGACATCCCCGGCTGACCACGCTCGATAGCGTCAAGTATATTCCACAACATTTCCTTAGACCATACGAAATATCCTCTAAAGAAATATGTAGCCATCACATCAGCCTGTTCTATTATATGATTACGGTCATGGTTACTGTCAGGCATTTTAAGTTCTATGCCATATATCTTACCGTCATGTATATAAGCAAGGTCTGGCATACTTTTCTTTGCTCCTAGAGCACGAAATTCAGCCGACTTGTTACCACTTACAGCAGGATGGAGAAGTTCGGAAAAAAATGCCACAAGCAATCCCCTGCATCCTTTACCTTCTTTCTCGTTCCTGTAACTAACTACTATATCTTTCTGCATTTTCTTTTCTTCCGCAGACCGTTTTTCCTCAGCCATAATAAAAAAAATTGTATTTGGCAAAGGTATCACGAAATGGGGTATATGAGAAAAATAAAAGGTTAAAGTTTGTTATCAACCATCTCAAATCCTTCACACATGTCATGTCCGCTGTTTCTTATCTTCATGGCAACGTGTTTTTCAAACCAAGGAATATAGCAGACATATCCAACAAACAAACCGTCTATAATAACCGTATATCTATGCTTGCAGCGACAACAGCAATACTCTCCGTTCCTGCAAGACTTTGTATTGCTATTTTGCAAGATCATCCAAAGAAATGTTTTCTGACAAGAAATCGTCCGTACATTGTTTCACCACATCATCGAACCGCAAATCGCAATACTCGTCAATCCAGTCACCTATGAAGTATAGTTTGTTGCTTCCTGCAATAACGCCAAACAGAATAGGGTCTTTTCTTTTTTCCACCTCTTCTTTTTTCTTGTCAGACGGTAAATCTGTTCCGTTGTTATCAAAGTCGTAGTGGAGAATGGCATAATTATCAAATATTTCATATTTGTCTATGTCCGTCTTTTTCCTAATTATGTCAAATGGTATGATTCTTGTATAGTCAGATATGTAATCAAGGCATAGATTTTTCGGACATCCTTTTGCAAACTTCATAAGATTTTCCTCTGATATAGCCTTGTATAATCCTTTGCTGAACAATATGCTTTCGTATTTGCATATCACCATGTTTTGGAACAGTTTTTCTTTCAAGGCGTGTTGACCGGATCTTTCAGCATAACCTAGCATCAGTATATAGTCTTTTATCCTATCCCTGTATTGCTTCATCTCGTTTTCTGTCTGTATCTTCACCTCAGAGAAGAAATGTATCACATCAAACTTGGATCTTCTGTATTCGTCTACATAGTCCTTAATCTTTTTAAACCATGAGTTTTCCTTATGGTTTATGCCAAGAAGAGAGGTTCTTACTTGCTTGTGCTCCTGGTTTGTTTTTACAGAATCAAGCATTGTCGGTGAAACGGTAAGATTAAATTCCGCCACTCCTTCCTTGTCATTGTTTTCCATGTATTGTTTTAGGAAATCGTAAGACATTACACTTGGATTAGGATCTTTCTGCTCTATAACGGAGTATTTGGGCAGATTAAAGTCAAGCCTTATCGTTTCGTGAAACAAGGCAATTTTACCATCGCTGTTAAGTAAATTTTTTCCCATAATTAAATGTTATTTTTTGTTTCTTTGAATATACCCCCATATAAACTTGCTGGAATATCCGCATTCTTTCATGGCTTTACGAAAATCAGATTCCGTATTTCTGATATACAACTGCCGTATCGCCCAATAAGTATTGTATCCTTTAAGTTCCGCATACTGGAAAAATTGTGTAGGTGTCATTTGCTCGAACTTTAAATCTCCTACCAGTTCTTGCAGTTCCGCCATCCTTATTTCCTTTTCGGTTGGATATACATATCCGCAGAAAGGACATTCCGAAGCGGTTATGGCAATATATTTACCACACTGTTTACATTCCTTTACTCCTTGTATCCCTTCACATTTCCCCTTGTTATGCCATAAAGCCCATTTACGTTCTTTCTCAAACTTGCCTAGCCGTGATATGTTACCACCGAAGTCCAGGAGAAATGCTTCCGTTTTATTTGGGTGAAGCCGTATAGCCCTGCCAGTTGCCTGGATATAAAACTGAACGGATTGTGTAGCACGGTTTAATATGCAAACCTCTATACTTGTTTCATCGTATCCCGTAGACAATATGCCACTGTTGCATATAACGGTGAATTTATCGTCATGGAAATCCTTGATAAGCTGTTCCCTGTTTCCTGTAAGATGCTTGTATCTTTCATATAATGCTAACTCATCCGGCTTATTCTTATCTATACCTGATATGAGGAATTTTGCGGGAATGCCAGCTTCATTAAATTCAGCGCACATCCTTATCGCATTTGCCTGTGTGGCATCAAAACAGATTGCTTTTTTCATCGGGCAGATACGCATATAGTTTTCAATCACCCCCTTGTACTGTACAGACTTGTTGAACACCGCACCCATCTGCCTGCTATCGAAATCACCTGTGCGATAATCGGTATTAACCTTAGACAAGTCGGGCGCATCAACCGTAAACGTTCTCAACTTGGTTATGTTTCCCCGGTCCATCATATCCTGTATCTGGGCGGTTTCTACAATCTCTTCATAGTTCATGCCAAGCTGCCTTTGGTTTCCACTTCTCATCGGGGTTCCTGTAAGACCTACTACATACTTATCATCAAGCAAACCAGATTCAAAGAGAAAGTCCGCATCAGAGGTGTGCCCTTCGTCTATTAGGCAGAGAGATACACTCTTAACCCATTCAACCCATTCGGGCTTTTCTAGCCTTCTACGGAGAGTTTGAGCCATTGCGGATACTACTAGACCTTTGGGTATGTTCCTGTGCTTAGGAGAGATATATTCAGCCTGTATGCCAACTCTTTCCAACGTTCCCCCTGTCTGTGTCATAAGTTCAGATCTGTGGGATACGATAAGCACCTTATTCCCCTTTTCTACAGCACCTTTAGCCATAAAACTCATTATGACCGTTTTGCCGTAACTTACACAGGCAGAGAATATGACGTGCTTATGATTAGTCAGGGCATTTCTCAGACGGGTTATTCCCACCTCCTGGTAATCCCTTAGCTTGAGGTAATTATATACATTCATACACATACATATTGACGCTTCACCGTCCCGACTACTGCCGACCACTCCACGTCCTCAACCCCTTCTACCAAGGGTGATATTAATCCGAACCGTTTGATATTTACCGAAGCGAGAATGTCACGATCATTGTGCCTTCCGCATTTCGGGCAAACCCATTCACGGTCACTGAGTTTCAATTCACTATTAACGTATCCGCATATACACGTCTTGGAACTTGCTTCAAAACGTCCGATACGTATAAGGTTGCGTCCATACCATTCGCACTTGTATTCAAGCTGTCGGAAAAACTCGCTCCATGAAACGGATGATATGGATTTTGCAAGATGGTGGTTTTTCAACATACCCTTTACATTCAAATCCTCAATGATTATCGTTTGGTTTTCACGGACAATCTTTGATGTGACTTGATGTAGGAAATTGTTGCGTTGGTTGGAAACCTTCTCATACTGTCTTGCCAGGATTTTTCTTGCCCGTTCTCTTCGGTTGGAACCTTTCTTTGTCTTTGAGAATCTTCTTTGCAACACCTTTAGTCTTGCTTCCGATTTCTCAAGATATTTGGGATTGGCATACACATCACCGTTTGAACATACTGCAAAATCCTTTATACCTACATCTATACCGATAGACGTATCATATCTGACAGCAGGCTTTACAGGTATTTCCTTTCCATCGTCAACAAGGACAGAAATAAAATATTTACCTGTTGGTGTCTTGCTTACCGTGACAGAACATACTTTACCGTCAAACTTTCTGTTCGGAAAGAATTTAACCCATCCGATCTTTGGAAGTCTTACCTTATTGTTGTCAAGGTCAACAGACACCGAATTTATAGCCTTGTATGACTGTCTGCTGTAATGCTTCGCCTTGAAATTTGGGAAGCCTGCCTTTTCACGGAAGAACTTCACGAACGCGCTGTCCATATTTCTTATGGATTGTTGCAGGCACTCGTTTGATACTTCCGAAAGCCATTCCTTCCCATCTTCCTTTTTAAGTTCTGTAAGCATCTTAGCCAGTCCAACCCATCCTATCTTCGTCTTGTCACGCTGATACGCTTCTATACGTTTACCGAGCATATAGTTATACACAAACCTACAACACCCGAAAGATTTGTTGAAGAAAACAATCTGCTCAGGAGTAGGATTAAGTCTATATTTATATGCTCGTTTCATATTGCAAATATAACTATAAATTAAATTACAACATAACTAATTTAGTTAAATAGTGTTTAATTGTTTATAAATGCCTTTCAAATTCGTTAACGTAATCCATATCTATCCTCGTAAAATAATTTAAAGTTTCTCCATCTATGCCCGTTTTTCCCCTTACAAAAAGAACTGCATGATCGTTGTGGCATACCTAATTTCCTCTCACAGTCACAACAGGCTTCAAAGCATAGGAATCTGTTCGTACCATCCTCTATCGCAATGACAGCCCTTGTATTGTTTCTATGGCCGAGATAAGAACCGTTTTCCTTTCGTTTCTTTATGAGTTCCTTCATAATAACTCTTTTCTTTTCACGTTCCTCATCCGATACTTTCCTTCCTTTCTTGAATCCATAATTATGACCTTTGACGAACCTTCCTTTTTCGTCACGGTAAGATATTGGATAATCTATCCATAATTCGCTAATTGCTGGCATTGAAATCTAACTTTAGTTTTACAATTTCATCACTCATGGCATGTACTCTTTTCAGCCATGCCATTTTCCATGCTTCTTTTCCTATGCCATATATACGATATATATCATCTCCTGCATCATCAAATTTGATAGGAGTGCAGCTTATTGACTTACATTTCGTTCCGTCCATAAGTTCAACGTCACCTATACCCCCATTGAGCATGATAAAGTTGATATTGTTTTCTATGGCAAGATAGGGGATGATTATTTCATCCCCACGATTAGGTTTGTTGTGCTTGATTAGTGTAGTCATAACAACTTAGACAAGGTATTAATATACATTTTTACAGACATTTTGTTCTAGACAAATTACCATAATATTTGGTGGCACTTGTAAATTAATCAACTTCCACTAACTCACCGTTTTCCAGTCTATACCATGTATCAGCCTTGACAACCTCACCATCAACTACTACAGCCTTCCAATCAACAATATCATACGTATCATCCCTTTCCTCAGCTATGACCAAAATTGCACCTATTCCGCCTTTTACCTGAACATTTTTTCCTCTTGCTACTGACAAACCATTAGATCCTGTTGAAGCCTTTCCTCTTGCCGTGGCAGCACCACTATCACCAGCCGTGGCAGCACCTCTATAACCAGCCGTGGCAGCACCACTATTACCGGCCGTGGCAGCACCATAATCACCAGCCGTAGCAGCACCTCTATAACCAGCCGTAGCAGCACCTCTATAACCAGCCGTGGCAGCACCACTATCACCAGCCGTGGCAGCACCTCTATAACCAGCCGTAGCAGCACCATAATTACCAGCCGTAGCAGCACCACTATTACCGGCCGTAGCAGCACCATAATAACCAGCCGTAGCAGCACCTCTATAACCAGCCGTAGCAGCACCTCTATCACCAGCCGTGGCAGCACCACTATCACCAGCCGTGGCAGCACCTCTATAACCAGCCGTAGCAGCACCTCTATAACCAGCCGTAGCAGGTTTTCCCGGTTCCGCATTACACTCGTTAGTACACCGTTCCTTGACATAAGATACAGCTGCTTTCACAAGCCCCCTTATATCAAGCTCAGCACCTATTCTAATTTTTGAAGAACAAACCTTGTCACTTTTTGAATCGTTTATTTTACCACTCTGCTCAACCTCACAAAATCTTGACCCGGCCGGCGCATAGTAACCAAAAACATCCAGAGGATAAGGACATGCATGAAAACCTTTCTCGCATACCTTTATGTCGCCTGTTTCTTCATATTCCTTACCTACCTCATACTTAAACCCTCTACAAGATAAATCCTTATCAAATGCTTTATAAGCCTTTATTTTCTGTTCCATAATATAATGTAATACTATATAATACTGCCTATTTGGTCCTTAATGCCTAATATTTCATTGAAATACGCCTTAATTTCGTTTTCACTACTTTCTTTAGATAATGTTATATTTGTTGACATATTATTAACTTTTTGTGGTAACTCCGCAATTACCCGTTACATATTTGAAACACCAACAAAGTCATTTACTTTACTTATTGGGTATTTTTTTGCATCACGTTCGTTGAATGAAAGATAAGCTAGAGCCATTTGTAACTTATCCTCCATCCTGTCTATATCATCTTTATAATCGCTTCTGTCAAGTTCCCAATACAAAAGCCTTGACGGATCGTTAACTGGGCGTAAATCAAATGGATCATCATCCGACTTGCCGTCATATACGATATAATACATTTTATCTACATCGGGATGGGAAAGGAAATGCGACATTAGCTGCCAATAGTATTCCTCTATCGCCTGTTCCTTTGTTGCTTCTCTCAAATATTCAATCTTACTTTCAGAAGTAAAGCATTTCACTTCTGCTATATAAGATAATTTACCATTGACATCAAATCCATATCCATCGGGAGAATCTCCATATCCATCATAGATATTATCGACAAAAACAATTTCGTCAAAATCATCCGCACAGGACATTAGTCTAGAGAACGTGTTATGGTTAAAACACTCGATAGCGTCTTTTTCATGATCCTTTCCCCACTCCATATCAGAAGTGGATATATGTCGGCATGGTTTGTTTAACCTTCTCTCCCTTGCAACCTGATAAAGATAAGAGATAGCTGTATCTCCGAAAGGAACATCAACTGTCTTTCTCTTTACACCCTGTTTTTTTGCAACCTCTAGTTCGGAAGGTGTCATTTCCCTTCTCCCGGAAACCATAAGTTTTCCAATGGCGGAAGAGGTGATTTTACCACACCTCTTCATAAGCCATAGTTTTTCTTTTTCTTCTGCTTCCATTATTTCTTAGTCGCTTCGTTAAACAATTTCATAGCTTCAGCGTCCACATCATAGCTTGCCGTGATGTATCCAATGTCGCATTTTCCACTTTTCAACGCTTCCAATGCAGCCTTGAATTTATCAGAGTTCACTGTCATCTTCCCTTTCTGTGGCGGTGGCGGAACATCACGCCCTATACGCAATCCGTAAACCTTTCCTCCATCGCTTGGGTCACGTGTCAGTTCCTTGCATAATATGACACGAAAATCACGGATGGTTTCAGGATAATCAGTTTGAGCCAGCTTAGTAAGACGTTTGCGGTTCGTACTGTTCAACAGCATAGGTTTAGGAACAAGGTTTGTTTCTTTAAAGTAAGCAATCCATGATGGTTTCTTACTACCTTGTACCTTTGCATTCTCATCCCATACGATATGGGATATTGTAGCGATGATAGACTGACCGTTAGGGAGTATTTCTACTCCCACATAATCAGATTGGCTTCCAGTTCTCCAATGATGGAAAACCTGGTTTTGTTGTTCGTTTGACATATCTATTAAATTTCACTAGGTAAAACTACAGTTGAATTTCCCGTTTTGTCTACAATGACGCTCTTTCCGCCTATGACAGCTTCCGTCTTGTGTCCACTTGGGTATTCCGATAAGCAAGAATCATTTTCCGCTTCATACGGATATACATCCATGATGGCAGTTTCGGCTATGGATGAAATCACATAGTCTGCCATTGTGCCTTTCATTACTTCGTCAAGTTTCTTTACAGCATCTCTCAAATCGGCTGCCTGAACAAGCATATAGCATGATGTTTTTTTCTCCGCTCCGCTCTTTTCGTCCAGAGTAATGAAGAACAGCTTACACTTAAACCAGCGGTCGGCTGCATCTTCCTCAGAGGGGAACAGTTCGCTGTAGTTGGATCGTTTAATGTCCGAAACAGTGAACTCGCCACTGATAAACGGTGTCATTTCCGATATAATACGTGCTTCCGCCTCAGTAAAGCTAAGCGCATCAACCAGGTATTGCTCACTTACTTTCTTAATCATCCCATTTTCTGCTACTTTTTCGTAGCGAATTTTACACTCAAAAAATGTTTTCATGTCTATTATTATTAACAAATTAACTTAATCAAAATTGAAATTATCCTCACCACTTGGTTCTTCGTCTGGCATATCATTACCGAAATCCATCGGAATGAACCAGTCTGAAATATAGTCTTGCATGATTTAATCCTCCTTTTGGCTACTTAGCCATTCTTTATAATCTTTCTCGTAATATTGGGGTATTATACCTTTCCTCATAAAGTCTATGTATTCTTGTACAGTACAATCATCCCAATCAACTCCGTTATCTGGTATATCTTCCGTTTCTGATGTACAAAGAGTGTATTCAAATGGATTATACCCACTGTTAAGCCCATATTCTTCAACTATCTTGATTACATTTTCATCAGTGGTTATTTGTTTGATTTCACTTTCAGCCACACACCCGGATATTTCAGAGTGCTTGCCAAGTACTTCACCGAAGTAAACACTGATTTTGTTATTCACTAAGTATTCGACATCTTCTGTGTCTGCAATAAATACTCCTTCAAGATTGCCCATTCTTCCGCAATCGAAGTCCATTTTAAATAATGCTTTCATAAATTTACTCCTGTTCTTGTTTGAAATATTCGTACTTTATCTCTCCATTTACGATCATGTCCATGATTTCTTCATCGGAAGATGTGGCTATCTTCATCATAAACTCATCTTTCTTCACCTTTTCAATATCTTCATTTTCAGTATTTCCCACCTTTTCCAACTTTTCCATCTTTTCTGCCTTTTCAGACATATAAGACACAGCATCTTTAGCTATTTTCAAGGCATAATCTGAATCGTATAAAGACATCATGGATTGAATGTATATTCCGTTAATCCTGTCAAATATTTCCTGTTGGGAAAGGCTTAGAAACTTTGCCGTATTCGCTCCCATCATCACCTTTATCTGCCAAGATGTTTTTATATTCACTACGTGAAGCCATCCCTCTTTGATAGGGCTTTTAACTATATAAAAGTCACCTACAATATATCCTTCGTCTATATCTTTCTTTTTCATAACTTGTATTTTTCCAAAGCAAGAATAATTTTATGATCTTCAAAGGCTGATTTTATTGTATCGTCAATCATTTTGTTGTGCGTTTTAGAATCTATGTCCAATTCTGAAACATTGTATCCATTGTCAATCTTGTTCTGAATACTGAAATAATAATTTCTTATTGTCAGTACGTTATTATGTATTTCTTCGCGTGTCATTTTCTGGGTAAAAATTTATTTTTAACAAATGATAAAAGCATCACGGATATTTCATCGGCATATCTTGCAAAATCATCCTGGTATTTCTCGTCAACATTGTTATCCATCCATAGTATTTGATTCTTTGCCATAGTACCTACCTTTTCAAGCGTTTCAAACATTTGAAGGCTAGATCCGGGGAGTGTTTTCTTTAGCATTTCATTCAACTCTATGGAAGAAGAATGGATAATATCAGCACAAAAAGCAATGGCGTTGACATACATCATCCAATCCATTTTCTCATCATCAGACATCTTCTTGATAATATCCATGCCCCTTACATATTTACCGTCAGGATAAGCCTTGATATATGCTTCCTGAAACTCCTTTATCTTGGCTGTTACACGAGAGCATTCAACCATACGGCCTTTCTTGATAAGATCGTTCTGCAGCTTGCGCAACTCCTTCATTTTTTCCTCTCTCTCACACTCCTGTATTAACAAATGTCTTTCCATCTTCTATTATTTTTATAAGTTCTTTAAACTGGTCCGCAATTATCTCTAGTTTTCCCTGTATCTTCTGATTCATATTCCCGTCCTTGTAGGAACTCTGAAATCCTTCATAACGTGAATCAATGCTGGAATAGCAGAATGAATCAGACGTGATGTTTACCATCGTATTGTCACCGTCTATGAACGGTTCAGGTATGTCTACTTTTATCATCATAGCAATCCGAAATAACTGTCTAGTTTATCAATCGTTTTATCTCCATCAGATAGGACATACTCAATTACTTCACGTCCTGAAAGTGTTACTCTCAGTTTGTCCACAGGCTGAACATTGGCTATACCTTTAGAGTAATTGTTATAATGAACAATCTCCCATCCTTTTATGGATGATAGCATTCTCCGTTTGCCACACAAATTTATAGCTTTTGGAGTAAATTCCTTCTCTTTCTTATCCATAATCAATCGTTTTTAAACTTTTTAAACATCTCATCTCCCAACACTCCGCTAATAAACATGGTAAGTTCTATTTCCCATTCATCTTCCTTGCCCTTCACAAACGGATAAGTAAGCTGATGCCATTCGTGGTAATCAAACAGCTTCATGCGAAGCGGATAATAATCAAACATTTTCTTGTTTCCATAAAACACACGGATATGATTTTTCTTAATCTCCGTGTAAGACAAACCATAGTAATCCAGTATCTGGTAGAATTTGTCCATAGGGGTAAAATTACATTTCATTTGATATATTCTTTTAGTTGTTTATGCAACGATTTCATGTATGCTATTATTGTATCCGCATTAGGGTCTGAAAAGTCTACATCCTTTATGTTTTTCAACTTTACCCCATACACTGAAACAATAGTAACTTCTATGACGTTATATTCTCTATATTCAAAGTACAACACATCTTTAATGCTAGATGTATTAATGATGGGAAAGTTATCAACTTTTATTAAAGATTTATATTTACCTAGCATTGTTGGCGTTATTGACGTTATATCGTTTTCTACAAAATCAAAAAACATATTCTCGTCATCTCCGCAATCTACTGTTTCAAGAAACATATAAATAACATTCCACTCTGATTTTACGTGAAAAGTATTATCTGACTTGTCTACAAAGATGCCATCACCAAATCCCTCCAACGCTTTTTCGGAAGCGGTGTACCCTAACCGTTCAAGTCTGTTTCTTATGTCGCTTGAATCCTTTCTAATCAATACCTTCATGAAAAATATTATGTTTAATTATTATTGTCGATTGCTTCGGTAGGCTAACCTGTTCGCTGTTTTCCTTGTTGGTCAAGATATATCTTTCCCCAGTATCACTAAACAGGAAATCATCTTTTACAAAGGGTATTTTCTTTCCGTCATACCCCACAATAAAGCAGTTTTGAAAAATTTCTAGTAGAATCATGGTCTTTTGTTTTTAGCGCATAAAGAAAAAATAGGTTTGACATGAAATGCGTTTCTTACAATCCAGTCGTAATCTACGTTTTTTGGATCTCTTTCAATACTCCAAAGTTTGCTAGCGTAATTCATATCGCTTTTCAATAATCTGATTTGTCGTTTCTGCCTGTATATTACAATATAAGGACAGAATACAATCATCATTATTTCTAAAAACTTTTTCATTATCTTATCGCTTAATGGTTACTAAAATCGGGGGAACGCTTTCCCCCTAAACTTTTATTAATATGCTTGCTTCTACACTCAAACATGATGCAAATATAGTCAATAAAATGACATACTATAAAATGTTTTAAAATATATATTGTTTATTCACATTTATTAAAGTATTCCTTAAATACGTTTACATTGTATGTGTTTACCTGGCAATGGTTATCGTCAAAAATCTTTTTTATCTCATAACCTAGCTTGCAAGATATTACTTTCATCTTCATCCGGCTAATTTTTTTATAGTTGACTCCGTTTTCCTTTGCCCATCTTTTGATACTGTACCATTCATTGGATGCGTCTAGTTGTGGCTTTAACGCTTGATTCCTTTCGTACTCATCAGCCCACGCCCTAGCAGCTTCGACAGGATTGTTGAAGTTTGGTAATCTAACCTGTGCATAATAACTGCCTGTATTGGTAGCTGATGGAACAATATTATCAAATATCCAACGTTCAAATTCATCAGCCATAGGCGGAAAAGGGCTTTTATAAATCAGTCTATACATACTCCTTTCATTAATAAACTCCATTATATCATCTCCTACTTCACGCATCATTACGGAGGATGGTTTACAGTGCTCTAAAAGAGCTTTTAATGGATTTGAATACTGTAAAGAAGATGCAGCGTCTAATCCACAGAACCAAATTTTACCATATCGAACAAACACACGAATTTTGCCAAAAAAAGGATGTTCGTAAACCATTATTTCGTCCGTTTTGTGTGCCGAAGCTGTTTTATCGGTAATATTGTTTTGTTGCATAAATAAAAATAATTAACTTTGTTAAACAATTAAAATAAGCAATATATGGTAAAGAAAGTGATTAGGGTTAATGTTAAATCCCCTAAGGTAACATCAAATAAAAAGGCATCTCCCATAAAGGTCAAGATAAATATGAAGAATACGGGAGGAACACAAGCTATGGGTAAAAAATAGATTACTTATTACAGCACCTATATCCATCACTAATAGTTTGATGTGTGTGCACTTTCCTATCTCCATATCTTTGATGTAAGTATAATGCAATAAAGAACCCAACAGTAACAAAACCAATAGATGTATAGTATATCGCATTAATCAAATGCGCACCCTCAAACACCACATTATTAAATACAATATCCAATATTGCGTATATAAACATTTCAATAACAAATACTCTATGGTATATACAAAATAAAAATACCTTTGACAATACATAGAACAATATTGCATTAAACAGTTTGGCGTTATTAAAGAATATGGTAAGGTACTTGTCCGAAAACGGAGTGGCATACTGAATATACTCCAATGTATCACCATCATAATACTCAATAATATCACCTGTTCTAACAGAGTGTATAACCTCACACTGATGGACAAGTATAGCAAGACAGAACAATATAGGATAACATCTTATCACCCAAATAAGAAACGTCCTGTAGAAATTGTTCAAACTTTCCTCTAGTATTTTGTCTTTCATCTTACTCTCCTTGATAAGTTTCTAATAATTTCTTCTTTCGTCCTTCCTTTTAACAGGTCAAGATCAATTGTTGCAGACCCTACCTTTATGCAACCATCAGATATGTATTGCTGCACACGTTCGTTCACAAGATAGTCCGCACCAAGCATATCCAATTTGGACAGTCCTTTCACATCATTTCTTCTGCTTAACACAAATCCACCTACCGTTCTCCATATACGCCTGTATTGGCTTATTCCGTCCTTTACAGGCATGATTATGTCGTTTTCAAACAATGGTATTCCGTTCATGTCAAACACGCCTGTAAACCATTCTACCACACAACCACTGCTATCTCTTACACGTCCATAAGCATCTATGGATACATCGTCAATAAGAAGTTCATATCGCCCCGTTACTCCATTAAATATACGGAGTAACGGGAAGTTAATGTCATTTCTTTCCATTTCCCTTAATCGCTTCAATACATTCCTTTACCCCATCATCAAAACCATGCTTGTACCCCTTAGCGTATTCTCCAATGTTATACACCGCCATTGCAAATACAAACAGGATGATACCTAAAGCCTTATGCCAACCGGGCAACGAGATGGAAAACGGCTTAAATGTAATTGTTAGATCGCCAACCCATAATAGGGCGATAATACATATTATTGTAAATATAATTGTTTTCATAATCATATAAGTTTTAATGCTTCCTGTAATCCTGATTCCAGTGCTTCCTCGTAGGTATTATAACGGATAATAGGCCTGTCAGACAATCCTATCAAGTCATGTCTCGGAATTGTCAGTATATCATACGTCCAATAGTTTTCATACATATAGGATATTTCGATATGCAGGTTCTTGGTTTCACGCAGCCACTTTTGTGCAACGGATTGAGTAGGAAATTCTATATCCGTAAACATCCCTTTCTCTTTCAGCAACTTTGCTGTTTCCAATGTTACAAGTTCTTCGGTCATAACTATTTCTTTTTTAATTCATTCAACACTTTCTTTACTAATTCATAACGTGGTAATTGCCAATCCTTCGCAATATCATCTATTTTATCGTCATAATGATTGTCGTAAACATACTGATTAAGTCTATCAATAAATCCATCATCGTCAAGTCCTTCATCGCAATCATCAAACATATCAAGTTCACAGGCTAACTTGGAACATTCACAGTGGGATACCCAGTCATAAATACAACCGTCATAAACATTGGTCTGTCTGTTGTATTTTTCTCCAACGGAAATTACTCCACCGCAAAAATTGCACCTGTGCTCTTTACGAGCGACAGGAGTTTTATCCCTTAACACTTTCATAGTTATTCTCCTTTCTTCTTTTCACATTCTTCACATTCTTCACAATGCAGCTTGTAAGCATGGGCAAACATTCCTAGAGTAACAGGCTCAAAGTGAAAATCCGCCTGTTTATCTTCTATGACAACTGAAATACATAACTGACCGTTGCAAAAGTCAATATATGCTTCACCACCTCCATCTCCGTTAATGGAAAGTGTTTGTGTCTGTACGCTATTCATAATTATTCTCCTTTAATCTTTTAATTAGGGCATCAGCGCAATTAAGCGAATATTTAGCGACTACATCAGAATTAACACCATAGTCGTTTGCTATAACAATTTTAATAATGTCTTTTGCCAATTCGTACCTACGTTGTTCCCAATCAATGTTTTCACTAAAGAAATTAAGTTCTGACACCTTGATATACATGTTTCCCACCAATGCAGTACCATCATCATATAAATCCTTAATCTCTACAATTTCTCCAGTTGATTTTACTCTTGCTTTCATTGTTTAATCATTTATTTTAACAAATGTTTAGTAATAGTACCGAATGAATGATACCGATGCCAAACTATATTTCCACGCTGAATTTCAGTAAGCCAATCACAAGCTTTAAAAACTTGTCCTACATTGTATAGGAATGGTCTTTTTTGTATTTTTCTTTTTACTCTTGCTTTCATTGTTCCTCCTTTGTTTTAAAATGTTCAATCAATTCGTTTACGGTAGCCTTGTGATAACGTCCTGAAATAATGGTTGCATTATCCCAATTTTCATCCCAAAAGAACATAATGCCTTTGAGTTCTGTGAAATAATGATCATTACCAATAGAATCGCCATAAGAAACGCTAAGAATGGAATCTGCTATAAACCACTGCATGTAGTTACTATCATCCCTTAATGCAGCTATAGCTAGGAAAAGTTCTTCATTCGTTCCGCAATCAATAAATTTCCCACATAAAGCACTATGTTTGTCAAAAGGTATATCAAAAGAATCCGCAATCACATAATTAGGAGTATCAAATCCTTTCATTGGATATTGATAAGCCCATATTATACTACAATTATTTGTCCATTGAGGAGAGTTGTTGAAATACCCCAACTCTTTCAGCCCTCTCCGAAGCTCCTGTGTGTTTTTGCGTATGAAGCACGGTGTTGTAAATCCCATAGTTATTCCTCCTTCCCAACTTTAACATATCCGTTTTCGATGCACCAGCACAGCATTTCATAGGTTGCATCAATGAGTTCTTTACTCTCTGTAATCTTTATTATAGACTTAGTATAAGATTCCATATACAAGCATGTATATCTATCTGCAAGTTTTTGCATGGTCAGCACTTCATTGCCAATAAAACAAGGTAACTTATCGAGAATGTCCTGCAAGATGTAAGTTGTACGACAATAGTCGTAATTCGTATCGGCATCCAGAGAGGTTACAACCATGTTATCTGGATCTGATTCACTCCACTCGAAACACATGCTCCCATCGCTCGTATCAAACCCAATCTTCTGCAAATGTTTCATCTGTTCAACTGATAACACCTGTTTCATTTCTTTTCCTCCTTCGTTTTAATCTCTGTTATTTTGCCACGACTGACAAAGCACTGACCTATTCCCAAATCGAGTAAGGCACAATAGTTATCGTCTAAAAGATTAGAGCATTCCTGGCATAAGGAACATTCATTACAAAATCCTTCTGATGATTCATGCAGCACCCCGTCTATTATTATTCCGTTCTTTACTTCCATATTAATCTCCTTTCTGTTTAATTCGTTCAAGTACATCCCTGTTAGCTTCGAGTATATCATCGAAAGACGGAATAGGCATCCACATGTCACACTCGTAGTCGTTCCAATCCTCAAATTCAAATCCTCCGTCTGTCGCAACGTATGGCGATCTCCCAGGTGAAACAACGATATAGCCACTAACAATCGCTCCATTTGATACCATTCTGCAAAGGACAAGCTTATTTGGCTCAGGCAACCGTTCCTTAACACTTATCCAAGGAGATTGCTTTGACTGCCATTCGGCACCTTGAACGAAATTCATCTCTCCAAACTTTGCCAAATCTTTACCAAACAAAGTTCTGTCAACTGTCCTATGATTAAATAGGATATTTTCCTTCGCTGCTTCTTCTACTGTCTGTTTCATATCAAAATACTATTTTAAAATCTTTTCCTTTTAACGTAGGAAGCCTGTCAGTGACAAACTTCTCCAGTTCCTCTTCGTCTATCGGGAACAACGGGCAGTATTGGTATCTGAACGTATGTACAAACCGCCCGTCAAGCATTACATCAAAAACCAGTGTTTTCATAATTTATTTGCATTCGTTTTTCAATTAATATACTTTTTCTTGTAGCCATCAACCGCAAATGCTTACAATTGATAGAGCCTTTGTTCACTTTTGTCCCATCCAACTTCCTAATATCAAAGAAACCACTATTTCTTCTTCCAAATATGTAATACAAATCCTTTTGGTATTCAACCAAATCAAACAACCTAAAACCTTTTACCAAGAATGGTGCTTGATTGAGCTTCTTCCTTCCGCCTTTCAAGAAATTAACCTTGTGTATTTGCCTGTTTTGGCAACGCACCTTCTTCTGATAGAAATAATACCCAAGAGGTTTAGCCACAGGATTACCACTGATACACCTTGCATCAACATAATGCTCTTTAGGGAGATTGTTAGTGATACGGGTATTCTTCGTGATATAACCAAAAGTCATACTTACATTAGGATAGATATTCTTTAGCCTATCATACAATTTCCATCGCATAATCCCCATAAAGGCGGCATCTCTAAAAGACTTTCCACGCTTTACATTTAATTTAAACTCACCTCTATGATATGCCTTATGGCAAGTTTCGCAAAGGGTAATCAAGTTGTTTGGACTATCCCCTCCAGTCTTTCTGCTCTCTATGTGATGCACATTCAAGACTTTATCTTTACTCTTACCCTTACAATGTTGGCAAGTATGATTATCTCTAAATAACACATATTCACGTACATTGAAGAAATCAAGTTGTTCTCCTTGTTGGTATTCACTGCCAGATATACTTGGATTATTAATCTTCTGTATATCAAAGGAAGCCGTTTCAACTACGATATTAGTTATCGGTAGGAACTTATGTATTTTCTCAACAACAGTCAAATGAGTTTGGATTTTGTTTTCAACAGATGGTGCCAGCCAACCTTTACGCTTGGAAGATACCCTATTATTGAAACGAGCCTTGCGATAACGAAGCCTACTCCTACGAGTTCTTCTTTGTTCCCTACGAGTAGATAACTTATCCACAATATCGTTTCTCAATTCCACATCTGCTGCATACATTTCCTTCTCACTTGTTGTTGCTGAAATGCCGATATGCTTGCTACCAGCATCTACACCCAAACTTACGGGCTGCGTATAATCTGTTGTGTCATAATCCAATTGAATTGTGAACGGAATACGGCACACAACATGGGCTAGACTGTTTTTTAACAGCCTTCTAACCTTACCAAACCTTTCGGTTGGCATAAGTGCCTGTCCTTGTTTGTTAATTACGTAAACCATTTTTACTATAAGTCGGATTTCTCCGTTAAATGCTCATCGACAATGTTATGGAGAGGTTTACCGTCAGTAACACTATTCCTACCCCACAGAATTGTTTAATCACTGACCTTAGAGCAAGGGGCTTGAGCAAACACCCCTTGGTAACTATATATTCTCTCCTAACGTTTAGTCTAATCAACTTGGACTTTTCAAGCCCTCAAACTAAAGACTTGTGAGTAGTTGATAATTTATTAACTTTTGTCCATAAACTAAACTCGGTATAGAGATATTTCCATATATCCCTGTAACGGTATTTGTCGTTTGGGTATTGGCAACGGACACAATAATCCGTCTTGTATAAAACTTCGTATATTACTCCCCTGTGTTCAAACAGTTCGTTCTCTTCAAGGGTTCCTACTTCTACCTTTTCCATCATCGTAAACAAAAATTACTCCTTTACCAGTTCTATCGTAGGGCATTCATAAGACCAAACATATAAGGCCATCTCCGACACGGTTCCATCTTTCTTCACCTTGTTAAACAATGGTTCAATATTGTCAAAAAAATCAATCCTATAATCCTTGACATAGGCATATCGTTTTGATTCATTAGTAGTAATACACACCTTGCTTCCGATAGGATACTTCATATTGGATTTAATGTACTCCTTCTTTAATTTTATCATTTCGTTATTCAATTCATTCATCTTTGAATTGATAATTTCTTTCTTTGATTTAAATTCTTCTTTATTCATAGCTTTTATATTGTTTTTATGGATGCGACATCCATATTATCATTTTTCTTTAAATTATAATATAACTGAATAATGCCTTTTAAATGTATTCCAAGGAGTTCGGTCTACATAAGGAATACCGTTCCATGTATATTGGGCATAAAACATGGAACTCCATTTAATAAACTTAAACTCCCATATAAACGAAATGATATTGAACGCCAAAAATACTGCAATCTCGAACAGTGTATATATTATACAAGGCAAACACCATATAATCAAATGTATTCTTAAATATTTCATAATTAACATTCTGACAAAATCTGTAACACAATAAGCCATACAATGACAATCATCAATCGTCCAACATATTTCCACATATAGCTTTCATTATCATAGCAAAAACAATTCCAAAAAGCATAAAATCACTCCTTTCTAATATTATTGTCCACCCACCTCATTGCTCCCTTTAACGCATCAGTTGTAGACCTGTAAAACATATCTACAAAGAGAACCATCCGTTCACCTTTTATTATCCGGTACATGAAGTCTTTTTCTCCTGTGACCTCTATTGTACAGCCTTTATAATATGCAACGTATTTTTTTCTCATACGGCAAAGATATATTTTATTGGTTTTCCAACAACTTTTTATTAACTTTTATTAAGCGTTTTTCCCAGTCGTTCAGATTGTCACCCGTCTTAATCTTCTCCATAACCGAAGCTATATCAAAAGATTTACATTTTTCATACAGATCACTCATTGTCGTTCCTTGTATGATTACTCCGTTCTTTTCCCCGGAAAAATATCCGTCAACACTCTCTATCACATCCCATTTCCGTCCTTCCAGGATGTATTGTTTATTGTTAGTTCTCATTATTTCAAATCGTTCAAATTATTAATCAATGTAATAGGAGATTTTTTTCGTATTGCATCAAATCGTTCTTTATCCTCATCCGTCATATCTTCGGAAGCATCCCATTCGTCCAACATGAAAATATCAATATCTCCCTCATATCCATCATTGTCATTCAGTTCAATACAAACATGTGGATAATAATTCATATCAAGACCTCTATCTTCCGGGAGTTCAAAACCGAGATCATAGTAGAACTCATAAAACACACACGTTTCGTCTATCGCATGATTTTCATTGTAGTAATAAAGATCATTCGCCTCAGAATGCAGCAACAAATTCCACAAAGCACTATAAGTTATTGGCTTTAAATCGCAAACATCATTTGAAAAATGTTGCCTAACATACGCATATCTATCTGGGTTTTCTCTGATAATATCTCCCCAATAGCCAAGTTCGTTTTCTATTTCTTTATGTGTCATAATTGAAAAAATTTTATTATACAAACTCTATATCATTCAGATTAATCGGATAAACTTCATAGACTACCACCTGATCAAATTCCCTATATTCATTTTTTTATTCAAAATGTTTGCCATCAATTTACAGTTATAAGAATCACATAATTCAATTAATTCAATAGATGGAACTTCAAATACTTCTATCGTATAAAATCTCTTATCCTTATTAATTCTATAAGAAAACATAGATATCATTTGTTCCTTAATGCCATAATAAGCCGCCTGTTGGTTTTTGCCAAACTCCTTATTTATTGATCCGCTGTTATTGCTCACCCTGTAACGTAGCTTTGCAGGGGCTTTTGTTTTGTCTGTAATAATATTCATATTTTTTCGTTTATTTTCGTTTTTAAGTCAAAAATTGCTCCCGGTAACAGTGTCGCTCTGTTTGTTGTTCTCCATACCGGGAAAATATTTCACATTATTTCCGCTTTATCTTAACTCTCTGAATGAAACAGTTTCAAAATCGCTCTTAATGACCTCTATCTGTATAGGCTTAACAAATCGGTCTAATTCCTTGCGTATCTCTCTCATTTGTTCAAACGGTACGGTTACAATGTTATCTAATATTATTATATATTTTTGTAAAATTCACAATATAGACCATACAGATCTATAATATCTGAATCGGTTAGTATTCTCCTTAAAACTCTAATTACTTTAATCACTTTCATTATTCGTTCAAATATGATTTAGGAAGCAAAGGGAAAACTCTTAACACTTCATCAAAACGCACGTTCCCAAACTTTTCGATATATACGTAAAAATAACGTTCATTCCGCCTACGATCAATAGTTATGCAGCTAGGTACGTCGTTTCGTTTTAACGTATCGTAGTCGTTTGCGTGCTCTCTTACAAACTTAATCAATTCGGGTGTATTTATGTACATTTTGATTATGTTTTGTGTCCTGGTGCCGTTATAATACGCTCGTTTAACCTGTTTTTCGGGTAACTTGTGCCCGTCATATCTTTTCCAAAACTTGATATTTTCCCTGATAAAATCCAATGTATTAATACTTCTACTAGCTTTAAACGTTCCTATCTTAATACTTTCATTTTCAAGGATAGGATATAATTCTTTTTGTAAGTTTTGTTTTTTCATAATACTATTCATTTAAATATTGCGTCCTGTAATTGGTCTTAGGCGTATTTCTTTTTCATATGTCATTATAATGGTTAATTGTTCCCGAATAAATTGGATATGTGTTTCTTGTTCATTCAATGGCAAAGAATACAGTTCTTTGTAAAATTCGTTTTCACTCACAATTTTACACTTATTGTCTTTGCAATACCTTTCAAAGTCCTTTTCCGTGCCGTTCCCGAAACTGAATGCTTTTTTGATCTTTTCGTTGCACCAAACGGAGTATCCACCGTCTTGTATTGCGTCTTTGATCGAGTTGTACGGGCGGCCTGTTAGGCCATGGCTGAAACTGTTAATAGTAAATTGTATCATAATTATATTGTTTTTGATTGATTAATAGGTGAGTTCCGCTAATACGTCTACATTATATACGGGTAATTGTTTTGCGTATCTGGTACGTCCGTCTAGGGGTGTTTCCGTGATGGTTAGCTCTAGTAGTTCGTGTATCGGTGTATTCCAGATAGGTTTTTCTAGGGCTTCTATTTCCTTGTACCGGGGCGAATCTATATATATACCTTTTGGACCGTGGTAAAACTGTTTAAAAAACGGGTGATCTTTATGTCTGCATATCAAATGATAAGTTATATGATTATATGTTATATTCTTTACCGTTCTTCTTGCCGATTTACAAATATATTGGCTACCTGTTTTGCTGTTTTTTACTGTTACCTGTATCATAATGTTTTTGTTTTTATGGGTGATATATCGGTATTGTTTTAGATCTTTTAATATAGGGCTTTATTTTACCCTCTATTGGCGTTTTAAATGAAGTATTGCACACTATCAAGGATATATTTAGCATGTTCCCGGGCCGCTTGCTGTTTTTCCTGTTTTGTGGGTGTTATTCCGTCATACTTGTATAACAGTTTGGAGGCTTCTCTGATTATAGTTTTCATTGTGCTGCAATTTGCTAGGTGTTCTATTGATGGCTGTATGCCCTTGTTTGCCTTCTTAATTATGCAATTTTGCAGCCATGTTGTAATATCGTATATTTCCCGCGTATTGCGTATATACATTGCAAGCAAATTAGGTACGTCGTTTCTTCTTTCCATAATGTTACGTTTTTAATTGTTATTGTTTTGTTTCTGTTTTTCTACATAGTCGGTTACTCGTATGGATAGGTACAAGCAACCTAATAATATTAATGTTTCGATCATAGTTATTTACTTTTGATTTCTCCAAACTATATAATCATTATCACTTTCAAAACACATATAACCGCCAAAAACCTTAACAACACGTGCCGGGGTAAACGGGCAATTTTTAATCGCCCGATACCTTGTTTCCACTTGTGCAAAAAACGTTCTCATAATTACTTTAATTTAAAGGTTATATTTTCAGGAAGTTTTGTTTTGTCAACTGTTTTGATAAATTCGTCAAACTGATTTTTCGTTACTTTTGCTTCACAATCATTCCAATTAAATACAAGTTCATTGCTGTGGTTGTAGTATATCACATTTTTAAGGGGAATTCCGGCGTCAAGAATGGCTAATCTAATTAGCTTTCTATTTTCCGCTTTTTGTATTTCTTTTTCGCAATCTGCAATTATTTCATTGCGTTTCTTCTCGTATTCTTCACGTTTTTTCTGGTCTTTCCGTGCCTGTATGGCTTCACTTGTATAATACCCGCCTTTGATTCTGTTTTCGATTAGTGTACGTTCTTCATCCGTCAATTTTAACATAAAATGCTCATTTTCAGGTTTATACGGGTTTTCCCATGTGTTACCCGTTAATTTTTCCAATTGTTTTATAGCTTTTAAACTTTCTTGTTTCCAGCGGTCTACGATCCCTAGAGTATATAATAGGTATGTAAAGTACCCCTTATCCTCTGCACTATCACGTAGTACATTGTATTCTGATTCGGTAATACGTAGGTAGTTTATGGTAGTTTCTTTGTCGCTGTTTTTAAGGTGGTAAAAGCCATTTTCAACGGGATACATAGGTTGCCCGTAATGGTTGCACAGATGTAAGTCAATAAACGTTTTAAACTCTGGAAAACGCTTGAGTATTTCCTCATTGCAGCAACCACTAGCGCACCAAACAAAACGCCCGTTCCTACGTTTCTCATATATATCAGCCGTGATACTCCAATCACATACACCATTTTTACAATAGTCGTTTAAACTTATGCGCACGTTCATTTTATAGGTTATTCCGTTCTCTACGTAAAATTTTGTTACATTGTAAGATAATTCATTTGTTTTCATAATCGTAATATTTTAATTGTTCGTTATTCGTTTAATTTACTGGAGATCTTTCGATACAGGGGCTTATTTACCCCTGTATGCGCGTTTTATTCTTCTTCTGTTTCTATTTCGTCCAATACTTCCGAAATTGCTTGACCTAACAGATAACAGCGTATCGTAACATCGCACGCCTCTGGACCATTTTCTAGGCAACTCATGTTACATCCAAATTCCGTTAACGCTTCAGATAGCAGATCCCAATTGTGACATAAATTTTCTTCAGCTTCCCACGAGTTAAACATATAAGACCCTGAAGCGTTCCCGGTTACACTATCACAAGTAAACAATGTATCGTTAAGATCTTGCTCCACTTCATCCCTATTTTCGGAAGTTACTACTATATTGTTTTCGTTGATATAGCTCAAAACGTCCTCTTTAATTGCTTCCAAATAATCGTATCTTTCCATAATTGTAATATTTAATTGTTTATTATATATTGTTTTTATTGTACTCTGTATCCATACGGGCTTGTAACCGTTACCACTATCGTAGTAGCTACATTACAATATGCGCATATCGTATATTTTTACGGCTTATTTATACGTTCCGTGCATAACGGACAAGTATTAAGGCTTATGTATAGGATACATATACGCACATACATTATATTATATTAGGGATGTTAATCGCATATCGCACTAAGTTACTATCTCCATTATCAAGTAAGACCCGTGCCTCTTGTCCTTCCGACACTGCAAACATACGGCGTTTTTGATTAGGTTGTATATTTCATTAACATTCATTATAAATTAAGCTCGTTTTTTCCAAAATCAATACAGTTTATATACATATTTTAAATTAATATTGCATAATATTAATAGATCCGACCATGCAAGACCTATTTTAGCTTAATATTATGTTTAATTTCAAGATTTTTCAATGTTAATTTGTGTTAAATTTGATTGTAAGTATCTGAACGTGAGGGAATTACGAAATCTTCGTAGATGTCACTTGTAAAGATATTTTATTTGTAAAGATTTCGAAATTCGATTGTCGTAGAAAAGAATTCTTTTTTATTTACAAACGTTGAGAATCGTGGTGGATAAACGTGCGTAATTGCCTGTAAATCAGTGCCATACCCCCTTTTGTAGAGGCTTCGCTGCGGGTGTGTCGCTTCCGATAAATTTTTTTCTGAAAAATTTTTTTTCCCAAATTTTGCTCGGATGGCTGATTTTGCGTTTTGGTGGTGTATTTTCGGTAGTTTTCAACAAAATCGGATAAATCTTTACATAAAAAGTTACGAAAATCGTAGGTTTTTTGGTGTGTTTCGTAGGTATGGTTGCATTTTTTATGTCTTTTTTTGCAGTATAAGTTATTGGTTTACAGTATTCTTCGTTGATTTCGTCGTTTTGATATGTATCTATACTAAATTACGTATGCAGTTTTGGTGTCTGTATGTATGTGTGTTATGTATGTATTGTGTATGTATATGTATTGTAATAGAGCATGTAAGGTGTACGTGTATGTATATTTTGTATATATATATTACTTTTAACATTTAATATGCTATTTAATAGAGAGCAAATTTTTTACGATTAACGATTCAATTTTTTTTGACAAGTATAAAACGTTGAAAATAAACTGTTTAGTCGTTAATTTTTGCGAGTTTTTTGACAAGTGTTGAAAAACGAAGAGTTTACGAAGTCTACGAAAAATCAACGAATTTCGTAGGTTTTTTACGAATTTTCCCGAATCAATTAGTTGCATATGCAACTATCGGTGTTGAGATTTTTTATTTTATGTTAAATTAAGTCAATTTTACATTTCTTAACGTAGAAAATAACAAGTAAATAAAAAATTATAGTTAAATCATTTTAACTAAAATGAGAAAAATTATGACAAAAGTAAAAAATAACAACAATCAACATTTTTTACTTTTCCTGTTCAAAGCATACTGTGTACGTGAAAGTAAAAAATCTTGTGTCAAGAAAGATAAACTATCTTTCTAAACACGTATTTGTTAATCTCGTAAACATTTGCAGTTAATTAATTTAACTAATTGTTTTCGTATTGTTTTTTGCGCTATATTTGCAGGTGAAATCATATAAAATGTGTGTGTAAAATATGGAAGAAGAAATAGAGATTAAACTTAGATTGCCCGAATCAAGGCGTGTCGTATGCCTGTCCGATGCAATGCCAGACAGGGAGCGTTGGTACAAGGGGATGAGGGTTCAGACACGGCTGTTCGGATGGGTTACGCTCGTCAACGTTGCGGACAGGCAGTGTTTCCTCAAACTTGACGAGCCGTTGAAGGACGGTACTAGGACGGTTCTTGTGTCGGAAGCGTCATTCATCAAGCGTGTGCCAGTACCTTTAACTGCAAAGTCTATGGCTGCACAGGTCGCTGGTGTCAGCGTGGAGGGTGAGGTGCTGGAGTACGAGAGGAAGATGAAGGGAAAATGGGAGAAGGAGAGGAAGCGTATAGCGGAGATATGCTCTAGATACGGGTATGTGCTTCCTTCCGAGTGGAAACGGTCGTTAAGGAGATTTGCTTCGTGGTGTGAGGGCCAGGTAAGGCAGTACGGTCATATCGTGGATGCCGACTATCTTATGCGGCATGACACGTCCGTTGTGGGCGGAAGGAGCGTGGATGATCTAAGGTTCGTGCCCGATGTGGATATGGTGGATGGGACCGGGGCGAACGGGAAGCCTTCCGCCGCTCGCGTTTCACGGTGCGCGCTCATGCCGGGAAGCATCGTCACCGCCATACGCAATGCAGGGAGCGAGATGGACAAGTCGGTGTCGTTGTGGCGGAACAGCTACTTCGTGAAGATGAGGCGTTTCGGGTACACGTTCAATACCTGCTGTGACGGGGCAAAGACACGTGATGATGCGTTCACATGGTTTAAGGACATTACCATACAGTACATGGCTGACCTTATAGAGTATTATGGGATAAGACGTGATTCCATCGTGTGCCGGAAGCTGGAGCACATCGCGGACGTTTACTATTCTCTTGACGATATGGACGCACGCCCTGACATATCAACGGACGATTATGACCTGTATCCCGTTGTAATGTTCGGGAAGGTTGTGGACCGGGAGAAATCGGTAGGATTAGTAGGATCGGTAGGATCGGTAGAGAAAGGAGGGGAAAATGACTGTCGCTGAATCTGCAAAGGCTTCTTATGAATACATCCTTGATTCCGTTATGGGCAAGCTGGCGGACAAGGGCGGTGGTCGCGGTTTCCGTAAAGCAAGGGATGAAGGCGAGTGGAAGCGTTCCATATCCGCTATGGTTGAGATGGACATAGCCGATGCGTGCAGGGAGTGCAATTTCAGACGTCACAGGAGCGGTTCCATCATGGCTTTTGACGGTAAGATATTTGTTCCCATGATGAAGGACGATCTGATGCGCCTGTGTATGGACTTGTGTAGGATGAACGGTCTTAGCGAACTGTACATGACCGACACGAGCGAGCGTTTCTACCGTACCATCGTGAAGAACGTGACGCATGAGATATTCAATCCAAAGCGTAACTTCATCACGTTTGACAATTGTGTCCTTGACACGGAAACGATGGAAACGTTCGATTTCTCGCCCATGATAGAATCGTGCATACGTATCAATATCAATTATGACCCGTTGGCGCGCAGCCCGTTGTGGGAGAAGTTTTTGGACGATGTGATCCCGGTGAAGGACACACAGGATGCCTTGCAGGAGTTTGTGGGGTGTGCCTTTGTTGACAGGAAGAAGATCAAGATGGAGAAGATGTGTTACCTTCTCGGTTGTGGTAGTAACGGTAAGTCGGTGTTCTTTGACGCTGTTGTCAATGCCCTGGGGAAAGACAATGTGTCGTATATGGAGATGGCTGATCTGTCTGGTGACAAGTCTACGTGCGAGTACAATATAGCTATGATAAACGGCAAGCTGCTCAACTATGCTTCCGAGATGGGTGGGAAGGATGTGAGCGGTGGCAAGTATAAGAAGTTCATATCCGGTGAGCCTACTATGGCGCGCCTTCCGTTCGGTGAGCCTTTCCTTGCCGACATGATGCCGCCGTTTATGGCCAACCTTAACAAGATGCCTTCCGTTTCGGACCAGACTTACGGTCATTTCAGACGCTCCCTTGTCATTCCGTTCTATCGTGTGTTTAAGGAATCGGAACAGGACAGATCTCTTCCGTTGAAGCTGTCAAAGGAATCGGCAGCCATTATCAACTGGATAATAGAGGGCGCAAGACGGTTTGTGAAGAACAAGGGTGAGTTTACGAAAAGCTATACGATAGAATCCGTTACGGAGAATGCCAGACGTGATTCCAACAGTGTCCTGTCGTATCTTTACGATTCGGGGTATGATTCTTCGGGAGATATTGAGGAATCGGCTATCCGTGACCGTGACCTGTATGTGAAATACATATCATACTGCAATGACTGTGGTGTAAGACCTTACAGTAAGAGAAAGATGGTTGACATGATACGCCAGGAAGGCTATTCCGTCACTTCCGCGTGGGATGAGAACAGGAACAGGCTGTTTCAGGTCGTATTAAGACGGAAGTATAATCCTGACGAATACCTTCTGCAACAGGCTGATGATATAATGAAGGAGGATTTGCCGTTTTAATGGTGGTTTGTTTTGGTATATCATGAATAGAGGAAGTATAAAAAGTAAGTTGTATGCTTGGTTGTCTAGTATGACTATGAAGTATAATTGGCTTCAAGTGAAATTGGAGTACAAAGAAGATCGTGGAGTATTTTTAGTGTCATTTTCTCCCGTGAGCCAAATTGAACTTTCCGAAGAGTTTAACCGTGAAGCAATGCGGTTTGCAGACGAGATGAACGCTATTTATGGTAACGAAGCACCTCTTTCACCGATGAAGAAGCACTCTTTAAGCTATCAGATAATGCGCAGATTTAATATTGTTTAACCGTTATTGTTTTTACCATATTGCTTTAATATGTATTTTTGCTGAAAAATTTTATTGTGTATGGATAATAAAGAGATTGTTTTATTTGATAGAAGTATTCGTGTTACTTCTGATTGGTATGTATGTGTGTCTGATGCCCAGTGTGCGATAAATGAATCCCGTAACAGGGTTGGTTTGAAAAGGTATAATTTCAGCCAGTGGTTAAAGACGCTTTACGTAAGTGATATGGTTTGCAGTATTAATGAGAGCGGCAAGGATGCTTTCAAGGTTGAGTTTGACAATGATTCTGGTAAGATAGAGCAGTATTGTCATTTTGGTGTGTTTGTTAATATGATTTTGTCGGCAAGTCCTGTTAGTGGTGTGCTGGACAATGAGGATTGGTTTAATGATTACGTTTGTGATGTATATTCCATTGACGGTCATGTTTATGAACACGCCAAGATACTTGCCGTTGGCGGTTTGTGGCGTTATACGACAAAGAATGCCAGGTTCAGTGATGATATCCGTATGATGGATGATATCATGTATTCCGTTCCCGATGGTGACAAGGATGCCGTGTATAGCCTGTTCTTTGATTTGTTAGGTACGTTTTATTACAATTGGGAGTTTGCGTTGCGTTATGCGAAGAAACTTCTTTTAGGGGATGTGGAGGAATGATTATGAGGTGCTTTGTTCGTTTTGTCATGTTTCTCATATACGTTGACATTTTATTTGTTCTTCTTGTGTTTATGGTTCCTGCCGAAATGGTGTACCGATGGACGAGTGGACGTAAGCCTAGAGGATATGTTTCATGCCTTTCTGATTTTCTAGGATATCCTAATGATTATCGTTATACGTTTAGCGATTTCTTCAGGGATATAAAACAGGGATGGAGTAATTTTAAGTAGCATGGGTTCTATTGATTATGAATATATATTTGCCAGTCTTGATACTGTGCTTGGGCTTCCTTTAAGGCGTAGGGGTAAGCGGTGGACGTTGCCTGCCAGGATAAATCTGGAGAGCCATAGCAGGAAGGATAAGCTGGTTTTCTATATGAACAAGTCGGGCAGTATCACCGTTACCGAGCAGGGCGGTGATTCTGTCAACCTGTTTGACTTTCTCGTGTCTTATCTTCCCGGTTGCAGTAGTGCTTCTGATGCTTTTAGGATTCTGTCAAGCCCGGACGGTTGCAGGATGAGTTTGAAGGATTTCTACGAGAAGGAGTATGATTCTGGGAAGCAGGAATCAAGGTTTGTTGATGTGAAGTATGTTGACAGGCTTAGCGATGCCGGGCATTGGAAGGGTAATAACCTGTACGAGTACCTTTCAAGTGTTTTCGGTGTTGATTCCGTTAATGATGTGTTTTCAAGGTATAAGGTAGGATGTCTTGGAAGGGAATCCGCTGTGTTCTGGTATTCCGACAAGGATGGTAATGTGTGCCATGACAACAGGATAAGATATGGGGTGAACGGTCACAGGAAGAAGGAAACCCATGCTTTCAGGAAGTTTACTACGGGAGAAGGGTTTACCTATCGTGGTTATTTTAAGCCGTTTTTAGGGGATTATTGCAGCGATGCAATAACTTGTATGGTTGAATCAGAGAAAACCGCCATTATCGCATCTATGGCTTTCGGTAACGGTTTTGTATGGACAGCTTGTGGCGGAATGAACCAGATTGGAAATAAATTGCCAAAAAATGTTATTTTGTTCCCCGACTTTGATAATAAAGCTATATCTTCGTGGGGTGACAAAGGACGTGTGGCGAAATGGTGGGAATACCCTAGCCTGTCTTTTGGATTGAAGCATAACGATGATATCGGAGATGCTGTTATTAATAATTTGAATAGTATTAATGTTAAACAATTTAGAGAATGGATATTCAAGTAGGAATTGATTTTAAGGAAAATCTTCTTTCATTGCGTAATTATATCTCTTTGGGATTTAGTTGTGATGATATTGATTTTAAGAACGAGGCTATTGCTTCCATTGATAGAATGATGGAAGAAGTATTGAATGAGCATGATGTGAATTTCTTTGACGCATTGCAGAATGTGATTGACAACCTTGATGAGATTAATACAGTGGATAATGTTCACGGTATTTGCTGTGAATTTTATCATGTGATGGATGAGAATGAGCGTGTCATGCACCGTGAGTTCTTTGAAAAACTGAAAAAATATCGTGAAAGCAAGATTGAGCGTATTGTTCCTTTGAAGGAAAAAGACTGCATTGTCATGGGTAATAAGTATGTTGAATTAAGTAGTGGCAAAGAGTGTGTTGTTGACAGTATTATCCACATGCTTAGTGAGAATGACCGAATGATTAAAGATGTTGTTTTGTATGTAGACCATCTTGGTCAGCGCATAGCGTGTTCTGCTGATGAGTTTAGGAAAAAGTTTGGGGTGAGGAAATAAATCGTGACATAATTTTGTTTTAATCAATTTTATTATTATATTTGCATAATTAAAATTTGATAAAAATGAAAGATTGTGGTATTTATATGTTTTTGTATAAAAACTATTGTTATGTTGGTCAATCTATTAGAATTTCTAAAAGAATTGATGGCCATAAAAGGATGATTAGATCTAAAACTCATCCAAATATGGATAAAATATCAGACTATGATATTAATGATATTGAATTTTCCATATTGGAAGAATGTAATCCATCCGATTTAAATAGAAGGGAAAAGTATTATTTTGACATTATGTCTAAAAAGTATGTAATGTTGAATAAGGCTAATTGTGGTATGTCTGGTGATCGTTTTTCTGATAGGTATTTTTTATTAGATAAAACTCCTTTTCTTGATTATGTTAATGGGGATTTTTATATTGATAATATTGTTATCGAAAAGAAAGACGGTCTATACTGTTTATCTCAATTGGTTGATTTTATTTTGGACAATAGCACATATTCCGTAAGTTTAAATAACATTATAAATACCAACGAATTTGCTGAACGTATATATGAATTATATAAGAATAAAGGTCTTGAGATTCCAGCAAAAAGATGTTTAGTAAAAAAAATGAAGGATTTAGGAATATATAAGTGTGTTGGTGCTAGGGGTAATAGAAAAATATTCTGTGATTTTGGCGTGTTTGTTACTTTTGCTTATATGTCATGTCCTCCATTTGGAGCATCTGTTTGTATGATTATTGGTAAAAATTTATAAGAATAAGCATGGCTAATAAAGGAGAAATAAGGATTGACGGTAAGGTGATGGGAAAGGATTACGGTAGGTATTTCTATTCTCCGCGTGGTAATATGTGGGCTGTCACCTTGTGTACGTATGACTGTGATGATGGTCGTATGTTTGAAAAAATAGAGTTGTATAGAACTAAGGATGAGGCTAGGGAAGCTGCATTCAGATTAAATACGGAGGAACACAATGGGTAATACGGATTCAAGTGTAATAAAACTGCCTAATGGGTATAGATTGAATAAGATTGACGATTGTACTTACGAGTTGGTAAAGATTGACGATTTCAAGAAAGGAGATTTCCTGTTTGCTAAAAGCAGGACAGGACATGTCAAGGATTATGTATTTATCAACAATGGTGGTTTGAAAGCTAATTTCTTGTATGAGGACAAGAATACTCTTATCTGTAATTCAGAGTTTAACTTTTCTAACAACTATGATATATCAAAGGCTACTCTCGAACAGATTGCTGCCATGAGAAGGCTTTTGTCCGAAAATCATTTCACCATTGTTGATGGTGAAGTTGTTCCAATTACAGATCCTGTTGTCGGCTTTGTTATTGTAAATGATGTGATTTATCCTGCAAGCAAGATTTACAGAAGCAGGGAATGCGCGATGTATGATTTAAAGAGAAAAATAAAAAAATGAATCAAGTAAAATTTGTAAAATTAAGACGGGATGCAGTTCTTCCCGAAAAAAAAACTGATGGTGCTGCCGGGTATGATTTGTATATTCCTGACAACACGTTGATAAGAAAAGGTCGTAATCTGATTAAACTTGGTATAGCCATTCAGATGCCATCAAATATGAAGGCTATCATCAAGCCTCGAAGTGGATTTTCTCTGAAAGGTATTATTGGCGTTGACGGGAAGTATCATGACGCAGATGTGTTGGATGGTGTTATTGATTGTGATTATACTGGTTGTATCGGTGTTATAGTGAAAAGTTTTGAGAAAGAGCCTTTCTATATTGCTGCCAAGGAGAGGATTGCTCAGCTTCTTTTCAGTAATTATATTGAGGTTGAATTTGTTGAGGTTGAAAGCCTTGATTCAACGGATAGGGGTGATGGAGGTTTTGGTCACACAAATAATTCAAGGAAATGAGAAGGAAATTTTTATTATTTTTAGCTATTTTTTCAATAGTATTATTGGGGTTGTGTAGTTGTTCCAATGATAAGGATGATGAATACAAGGATGCTATTATCGGCACATGGGAACTTGTTCAGGTGAAAGTGGATGGTAGATGGTATCCAATGATAAGACCTACTTACGCTAAGTTTAATCAGGATGGTACTTATGTAGGAAGGGGCTATTTTGGGAATGGTTACGGTACTTATGATATTTCTGGTAAAACCATTACATGTTATGTTGATGGATATGAGTACGTAAGATACGAGATTGTTGAACTGATGTCCAATACATGTACGTTGAAGATGATGATGGGAGGTGACAGTATGGACATTAAATGTGAAAAACGATGAAAACAAAAAAGATAAACAAGATTTACGACAAGGGTTATGATAGGGTATTGAACAAGTATTTCATCTTAGCCATGTTTGTTGAGTTTGGTGAAACTAAGTATGACCGTATCTTCTTTTCTGACAAGAAGGATGCGGATAACATAAAGGTAGGTGATTTGTTATGATTGGAGTTACGTTGAATAGCAGGGTGAAAATTATAAACCGTGATAAATACATTTCACATCACGGTGAAGATTCTGTAAGCAAGTCAAATGTGTTCGGCAAATTTGTCACTGTTAAATACTGTTTTGAGAATGGTGAAAAGTTTCTTTGTGCCGATGACCAGGGTAAAGAGTATATTCTTTTCTCGGATTGTATTGCTTATGTTGATCATGTCAAAGAGAGAAGCATCCTTGATGAGGCAAAGGATATCCGTAGCAATAGCAGACAGTCTGACTATGGTGATGCTGTAGCCAATTTTGAAAACATTTCCAAGATGGCTTCTTTGATTACTGGAAAGGAATTATCTCCTTATGACTGTGTTGCTGTACAGATAGCTGTAAAGCTATGCAGACAGGGATTCCATAAAAAGCGTGACAATATGGTTGATTTGGCTGGTTACGCTGATATAATGCAATTGATAGTGGACAAGGAAAATGTGAAAAATGGGGAAAAAGGCTGACAACGCATTGATTTTTAGGAGAGTTCTAGCGGCAAGCGGACTCTCCGATACTGATGTTAACAGGAAAAGCAGAAAACATGATATTGTTATGAACCGTGCTCTTGTGTGCTGTGTCATGCGTGGCATGGGTTTAAGTATGTCTGAAATTTCTGATTTCCTATGTATTGACAGGAGTAGCATATACAATCTTTTAAAATATTCTTCTGAACTTGACGAGAGAGTAAGGGAAATAAAATCAAAGATAAAGGAGGAAAGGTAATGGGTTTGAATAAAGGATGGGGTAAACTTCCCCTTAGTAACAATCTTCTTGTTGACGATGAAAAGCAGAAGAAGATTGATATAGCAAAGCATATTGATGATGCGAATGAGATGGAGTTATGGGCTGCGTCCGCTTATGTCATAGATACCAATCCTGTCTTGTTTTACAAGGCTACACACGTTGTTGACGAGGGTATGTCAGAGCGTTCTTTGCTTATGAAAGCCAAGCAATGGGTTAATTCTCCAAGGATAACCCAGATTGTCAATTATGCCAAATCTTCCATGCTTGCTTCCGATTATGTGACACCATCCATGAGGCGTGTATTGGAAGGTGAGAATAAGGAAAAGACAAAGACTTTGATAAACAAGGATAACCTTGAATTTGAAGATGCGATAAGTCTTATAGAAAGTTTCCTAAAGCGTTCTGATATAGACACTGCTGATTTTAAGGATGTAAAAGGTGCACTTGATATGCTTGCAAAGTTCAAAGGTTGGCTTTCTGATGATGATGCTGGTGAAGATTTCTACGACAAGACCACCATAGCGTTTTTCCCATACGATTGCGACAAGTGTGTCCGTGCCAAGGCAGGGTTATGCAACAAGTGTGTATATCATCGTGAATCAACAGGCGATCTTAGTGATGATGAACGTAAATGGATAAAGGAAAACGATACATGGAAAGGATAGTCTATGTCGGTAAGGAAAACCACTAATTTGACGGTAAGGAATAAAGAAAGGGAAAGGCGTGTAAGGGAAATAGAGGAAGAGGGAGTATTTGATTATTACCATAAATTTACTCCTGTCCAGTTGTACAGGTACCTTTCGCCTCTATGTAGTATTGATGCGTTACGGGTATTACGTTTGTGCGTATTATCCGCACAGAGAGGAGATAATATGATAACGTTGAAGTTTATAAGGAGGCAACTGAAATATAAACCTAGGCGTTCTGTTTTTGATTCATTGATAAATGCCGGATTGATAATAGAACCAGTTCCTAATGTTTTTTCCTGTACGGTGAAGGTGAATGAGTATTCTCATATATTGAGCATGATGCGTATTGATGATAATGCTCCCGATGTTGTAGATGTGGATGATTTAAATTGTTACAGAGTTGTAGCAGAGGATAATATTAGTTACCGTGTCGTTAGCAAACGGGGGAGTGTTGTAAAGAGTTTCACTGAAAAGAGTGAAGCAAGCAATTATCTTGATAAACTGTATTTCCCTAAAGGTGAAGATGGTGACGTGGAAGCATTGTCGAAAGAGGAAGAGGAAGAATTAACTGTTTGATTAACAATTTTTATTATTGTTTTCTGTATTAGTTTATTTTTTAATATTACTTTTGTCGCATGAGATATTGCTATGATAAAGAACGGTATGATTATCTTGTCAACGAGATTTTAAAATGTGGCAAGATACTTAAAGAGAACACCACTAACGGTAAGGAAGTTAGCTGGAAGGTTTTCTGGATAAGGGTGGACGCTCACAAAAGAAGGCTGTCCGCAATGAGAGAGTTGGACAAAATTAAAGAATATAAGTATAAAAAATAAAAAAATGGATTTAGTATTAAATTGTAAAGTAAAGAAAGTAGGTCAGTTACAGACTGGTACAAGTAAGGCAGGTAATCCTTGGCAAAAAAGAAATTTTCTCGTTGAGGAAATTGGTTCTATGTATGCCAAAGAAGTGTATTTCTATGTAATGGGCAACCTGTGTGATCTTCAATTGAAAGAGGGTGATACCATTACTGCCCATCTTGAAATCAGAGCAAGAGAATACCAGGGTAAATATTACAATGAAGTTGGGTGCTTTAAGATAGATATGCCGCAACCAGCACAATCACCTGCACCTGCTCCATCACCTGCACCTGTCCAGCCTGAAAGACGGGATGATTTACCCTTTTAGTATTGCAATGCTGTCCGAAATGTGTGATTTTTGCTTGTATTGATCAAATTCTTGTTTTTGTTTGCGGATGGAGGTTTATCTTTTTTGCCATATTTCGGGTTTTCCTCCATCCGATTTTATTAGTAGTTATGAAACGAATAAAGAGTGAATATCCTTTAGCTGATATATTTAATTTTGTGTTGGGCAAGTTATCCGTTTTGGAATCTATTTCTAAGCCTGTAACTTTCTCTTCCCGTGATAATGCTTTACCTGCATTGTATTATGATGTTGTTTTGTATGAAAAGTATTTGAATGATACAATGTCTAAACTTATGGGGTGGATTGATGCTATCAATCAATACAAGTCTGTTGGCTATGATCATTATAAGTTTGTTGAGATGAAAACAAATGAGTATAAAGAAACATGGACTTTTGATTCGGAAGATGATATCCCATATTTTTCTTTTAAAAGTTGTTTGGTGTGTGAAGATTATAGGGATATTGTCTTGGATTGCTCTGATGATGACATTACAAGCATGATGAATGTAGTTAGTCTTATGATTCGTTTTGATGTATGTGAGTTCTTCAAAATTCCTTCATACAAAATTGATGAAGATGGAACTATACATGAGAGAACTTTTGCAGACAAGGAGATGGATAAGGCTTCAAACAGCGTGATGATTGATGATGTTCGTTCTACTATTATTCATGTTAACAGGAAGATTCATTCTTTGGTTGACTACATAAAAAGCATTGACGAGGATAAATTTGATGAGAGCGTTGTAGCAAAGATAGAAAGAGATGTAAATGCTATACTTTATTTAGAACTAGGAAACAATTAAATCAGATTGATATGAAAAAGTACATTGGAACAAAACAGATTGAAGCAGAACCTATGACAAGAGGTGATGCGTGGGGAAAACATCTTCTTAGAGAAAAACCGTCAACGGAAAATTTCGATGATGAGGGTTATCATGTCCGCTATGAAGATGGGTATGAAAGCTGGAGTCCTAAAGATACGTTTGAAAAGGCGTATAATATTGCCGAAACACCAGTTGACCGTATGCAGATAGAAGCCGAAGAAGTCAATGGAAGATATGTAAAGTTAGCCGCTTTCATAGATTCAGGGAAAATGGATGAAGTCGTTAATGATATGTACAACAAGTGTTTACTGGAAATGCAGTGTTGTACAATGTTCGACTATATACGGCTTCTTGATACTCGCATACAGCGTATGCAAGGTTCTGATGGTGCAAAAGTAATAAAGATGAATTTTGGTATGGCTATTATGGCTCTCAAAGCAGGTTTTCCAATTCGTAGAAGCGGTTGGAACGGAAAAGGATTAATGGTGTTCAAACAGATTCCGGCTCATATAGAGAGTGATGTTATTCCAAAGATGCAATCGCTTCCCCAATCGGCAAAAGACCTTATTCTGAAAGACAAAGGTTTCATTGACTATACGAGTCAATGCCTTATTTACAACGATAACACCGGACGCGCTGATTCATGGGTTCCGTCTATCAGTGATGTATTTGCCGATGATTGGGAGATTGTTGTTTAATTTATATATTTATTTGGCTTAATTCGCAATAATTATTATCTTTGTGGTGATTTTGCCACCATAAAAGATCCTTAAAACAATATTTGTCTTATGGACTGTTGTTTTAATTTTGAATCTTTTCATATCACATAAAAGGGGTGTTTTATGGGTCAATATCCATTTAGCCATAATCACCCCTTATTTACTAAACACATGAGAAAAAAAGAGCTTCTTAAAAAAATGAGAGAATATCAGTCTTGGCGGAAAGGTGCTGATATTCCCATGATGCCACCATCCGAAGTAACTAGGATTATTGATTCTGCAATAACGGTGATAGAAAAGTCTGATACAAGCAAGGCGAATGCTGTGCTGCTCAAAAAAGAAGTTATAGACAAACTTCATATAACTGTGGGTGCTATGATTTTGGATGGATATGACGAGTTTGATTCCTGTGTGAAATATGTTAATGATTTAATACGTGAGTTAGATGAAAATTGATTTGTTTGTAAACGGAAATTTGGTGTGCGACCGAAGCAAAGCGAGGGAGCACAGGGGCAGTCTAGCTGCACAGGGGCAGTCTAGCTGCACAGGGGCAGTCTAGCTGCACAGGGGCAGTC